CGGGAAACCAACCCGTGGCTCGACCAGAGCGCGGAAGAGGTTTTTGACCTCTGTCTCCATCGCTATGAGCTGAGCCGCCTTGAGAAGGGCCATCTGGCCCTTTTCTGAGGCGAACGATTCCGCTGGAATGTTGGTCCACGTGGAAGCTTCAGCGGCAGAAAGTTTAACGCTCTTAACCCTTTTGGCTTTCGCCATGCTAGTTCTCCTTCACAGGGTCCGGCCCACGCGGGGTCCGGCCCTCAGAATGCCGGGAATGCGCCCGGCTCGCGTTTGCGATGTCAAACATCGGTAGGCCGGTTGGGTTCGTCTCCAACCGTGAACCGACTAAAGCACATCCAATTCGATTTGTCAATCGGGTAAAAACGCGAAAAGCGAGCTATAACGTGACCGAAAGCGGGCGTGCCCGTGGCGTCCGTCGACCGTTTGGCGGGCGTCGATCTCTAACCCCCCGGCCACATGAGACTACTTACACAAAAGAAAAACAGACAAAAAAAGAGACCCCGGTTTCCCGGGGCCTCTCAGTCTCAGTCTAGGTCTAGAGTTTCAGCCGGCGGTCTTCTACCAGCCAGTCAGCTATTCCGCGCTTGGGTCGCTCTCGTATTTCCCAAGTCCGCATCAGGCCAACCTCTAGGTCTTTCACCATGCAGGCTTCGAGCACTAGCGCCATCGTCTCGACATCACAGTAGGACCACGTAACCCACTGGCCGTCGGCGTCGACGTAACCCACGACGTATTTCATCGCGTAACCTTTCATGTCAAACATCTGCCGAGGGGGGTATCCCCATCGACAAATCAACAATGGCATATCTAATTCGATTTGTCAAGCGCATGTTTTGTTCGAGTTTCTAAGCCATAACGTGCTCGGCAGCGCTTGTGCATGAGGCGAGAGGGTGGGGGGCAGTCGGACGGTGAGTTCTAGCCTCCCCCCAACATGGTAAACCGCACAAAACACAACCCAAAAATCCAAAATGTAAAGTTTACTCACCCCTGCTCCTACCCCCTCCCTACCCCAGCCACTTGCCTCTTGACGGTTTCTTAAACCCCGCTATCCTTAACGCATGGATAGATCAGCAATCCTCCACACCAAGTGGTCAGACCGCCTTGCGTTTGACATAGCCCTCTGTCTGGAAGGCAGCGGGGAGCCCGTGGCTGACATACTTAAGCGCCACTCCATGGCCCCTGCGGATCTACTGACGTTCAACGCTGACCCTGTGTTCCTCAAGCGCGTGGAGAGTTACAGGGAAGAGATCGTATCCAAGGGCATGACGTTCCGCCTCAAAGCCCGCGCTCAGGCCGAAGAACTGCTCACCACATCTTGGCTGCTTATCCACGACCCCTCGGTCTCCCCGGCTGTAAAAGCGGACCTTATCAAGTCTACGGTCAAGTGGGGCGGACTGGAGCCCAAGGGAGATACAGGCGAGGCTGGGTCTGGAGGGGTGCGTATCAGCATCAACCTAGGTGGGCAGGACCTGCCCATGACGATCATAGACAATGCGCCTAGCCCGCCAAGTTCCTCTGGCTGGGCGCTGGAAGATGTCTGAGAAAGACTTCGTGTCCATAGTGGAGTACGAAGCATATGTCGAACAACTTAAACTTGATAAAGAATCTTATCTAACTAAAGTTATTAAAGGTACTCGTAGATCCCCTAGACGTATAAGGGTTATCAGGCTCCCGCAGAAATCTATGGCCCCCAATGGAACCGATTGATTTCACGCCTCCGCCTACTGGCCGCAAGTTCATGCTGTCCGACGCCAAGATGCGCGTGCTGATGGGCCCCGTGGGCAGCGGCAAGAGTGTGACCTGCTGCTTCGAGATTATACGCAGGGCCAGCATGCAGGCTCCTGACGCTAGGGGCAAGAGGCGGTCGCGGTGCGCCGTGGTGCGTGAGACTGTCCGCCAGCTGACTGACACGACGATCAAGACTTGGCTTGACTGGTTCCCTGATGGGGTGTGTGGGCACTTCATGCGCACCACCAAGACCTATTTCCTCAAGCTGGGGGACGTCGAGTGTGAGGTCATGTTCAGGGCGCTGGATGACGCCGACGACGTGGCTAACCTCAACTCACTGGAGTTGACCTTTGCTTGGTTCAACGAGTGCAGGGACATTCATCCGGACATTGTCGATGCAATGTCTAAACGTGTTGGGCGCTTCCCTTCGGCCAAGGACGGCGGGCCTACGTGGCATGGCATGTGGGCGGACACTAACCCTCCCACCATGGAGACGTGGTGGTACTACCAGATGGAGCACTTGGACCCCAAGGATGGGGTGTCGCCTAACAATAACCGGTGGGAGGTGTTCAAGCAGCCGTCTGGCCGGTCGCCCTTGGCGGAGAACATAGATAACCTGCCTGAGGGGTACTATGATACGACCGGGCGGTCTGAGGAGTACATAAGGGTTTACATTGATGGAGAGTATGGGCTTAGCTCTGCGGGCAAGCCTGTGTACAAGTACTTCAGGCCAGACTACCACATGGCCAGATCCAACATGCGCCATATCTCCAATGGGGTGCGACCTATTGTCGTAGGGATGGACTTGGGTCTGACGCCTGCGGCTGTGGTGGGGCAGCTTGATCCTAGGGGCAGGGCGCTTGTGCTTGCTGAGGCGGTGAGCTTCGACATGGGGGTGCAGAGGTTCGTGAGGTCGGTGCTCAGGCCGCTCCTTTACGAGAGGTTCCCGGGGTCGCCTGTCTTGGTCGTCACTGACCCTGCCGGGGTGCAGAGGGCGCAGACGGACGAGCGCAGTGCGGTGGACATCATCAAGGCTGAGGGGCTCAAGGTCATACCCGCTAGGACTAACAGTATCTCCGCGAGGATAAACGCTGTGGACGAGTACCTCATGCGGCAGGTTGACGGGGACGCTGCGTTCTTGGTTGACCCTAGGTGCACCCAGCTTAAAGCAGCCATGATGGGTGGGTACCGCTACCATCACAAGAACGAGGCCATCGACAAGAACAAGCACTCTCACGTGGCGGAGGCGCTGCAGTACCTTATGTTGCATATATCATCTATAAGCGACGGAGGGTTTATGCCCCGGGCGAGGGAGGTGCGGCAAGTCTCGACTGCCGGGTGGACATAGGGCTTGCGGAGAGGGTGCGGGTGTGTTAACACAGAGTATGCCGGCCTGTCCCCCCTACCGGCATGTGGTCTCGGAGACCTGCTCCCCCTGCTGCCAGCTTCCTCGGCAGGGGGAGATTTTCTACTTGCACGCGAGATACAACTCGTATAGTGTGTACGTGTAGATAGCGGGAGGCATGCATGGGTGTCATAACCCCTACGATTGAGCGAACGGGCTCGTACGACGGCGTCCCTACAGTTGTTTGGCGGGGGGTTACTCCTAGCGATACGCTCGCTCCGTTCCTCGTACAGGGGCAATACGGGTTTGCCGGTTGCGTGCAGATTAGCGGTACGTTTGGTGGGGCCACTGTATCGCTCTTGCAGAGTAACGACGCTGTTTCGTGGTTCCCGGCGTACGATCCGGTTGGTAACCTGATCGAAACAACATCAAGCGCAATCTACGAACTGTCTCTTGCGGCTGCTTATTTTAAGCCCAATTTTTCAGGCGGGGTTGGGTTCTCAGTAGATATTATTCTGGTTCTACGAGGATAAAATAATGACACAGCGGATATTCAATAACGCTAGACGGGCGCAGGGAGCGGTACAAAGTAGCGCTTTGGGCGATATGCTATCTGCTTTTGCCGCACTCGCTGACACAGAGCGGGCGCAGGATGTTGTCGGTAAACTTCGTGCAGAGCAGGACGCAGTCGATAAAGCGCGAGCCGCCATGAAAGCTGAGGCGGAAAGGCTTGATACCGTGCGGGCGGAGGCGTTTGCAAAAACAGAAGCGCTTGCTATTCAGATTGCTAATTTAGAAACTAAAATTCAGGCGTTAAATAAAAAAGAAGCATCTATTAAAGCAGCAGAAACAAAACTAAACAATCAGAAAACTAGTATAGAAGAAGAACAGGCAAAACTAAAAGTTGCAAGATCTCACGTCGATAACAGACTAGCTGATGTAGTTTCGCGTGAGCAAAAAATTATCAAAGTTCTCGCAGAGATAGCTTCGGAAAAAGAAGCTATGGCATCCGAAAAAATTGCAATTGACGAAGCCGCAACCAAACTTGCAGCTGAGCAAAAAGCTATGACTAAACGCGAAGAAGCTATGACTAAACGCGAAGACAGGCTTAGTCAATTACGCACGCTTTTATCAGATTAACGAGGATGTTCGATGCCATTCATTGCAGACTACGCACTCGACGGTCTCGTGGAGAAAGTGCGGGAAGCTACACGTCTTTTCATCACGTCGCAGGAAGCGACAACGTGGGCACAGGCCAGCTCAACTTACAATCTTGGGACGAAAACCAGTCCCACGATGGGGGCCGTTAGCGATCGGACAGGCGGCGGGCGCAAGACCACTATTTCAGCAATCACTGACGGCACTGTTAATTCAACAGGGACAGCAACGCATTGGGCCCTTGCGGATCATGCAAATGAGCGGCTGCTTGCCACCGGCTCTTTGACGTCATCGCAATCTGTCACCAGCGGCAACACTTTTTCTCTGACGGCGTTTGACGTTGGCGTGCCGGATGCGGTGTAATGGCCGAGACATGGGTTGTGTACAAGCTAGCTAGCGTGGTCTCGCGGCGATCCGCAGCGCCAGCAATGACGCCGGAAGAAATTGCACAAGCTCAGCTGACCGAACCTGATTTTGTGCCGGGCCCCTCTGAACCGGGACCGGAAGAACTTATCGTGGTTGCTGTGCCGGGGCACCTTGATGACGGCGCTGCTCTTCTAACTTTGCGTCAGGTGTGGAGCGGGCAGCGGGACGTTATTAGCGTATCGGTGACTGATACAAACGCACTGGTTGTGGAAAGGGTCTGATGTGGCCTTCCCGACCGTCCAGTCAGTCACGCGGGCGGTGCAGCTTGCAAACGTCAGCAGCTTTAACATCACCCTGCCGGCGACGATCAACAACGGCGATCTGATACTTATTCTGCTGTCCAGCGACGGTAACCCGACTTACACGTGGGATAATTCAACAGCCGGAACGTGGACAGAACTATTCGCTGCAAATCAGACTACGCTCAACAAACTGGTTGCATACTATAAAACTGCTGACGGGACGGAAGATAGCAAAGTCCTCGGCATTACAACCAGCGTCGCTGAACGTTTCACTTGGCATATTTACCGAATTACGGGTTGGGACAGCGTTCAGGCTGCAACTGCCGCAGGCAGCAGCACAACCCCAGATCCTCCAAACCTGTCTCCCGCGTGGGGCAGCGCCGATACCCTGTGGCTCGTCGGGCTGAGTACTAACGGCAACTCCGCAGATCCGGTTACATTCCCGACCAACTACACCACAAACGGTATTTATGATGAGGCCGACAACGCAGCGGGTTGCGGCATAAGCTCAAGCTACCGTACCAACGCCGCCAGTTCCGAAAACCCCGGCACTTTTACGGTTTCAGCATCCGACGGATGGGTCGCTGCTACAATTGCGGTTGAGCCGGTTGCGTCTGCTGATGCTTTAACAGCTACAGGTATTGCGACAGGTGCACCGACTGTTGGTACGAGTACACTTACGCAGCGGCATGTTTTAACAGCTACAGGTATTGCGACGGGTGCACCGACTGTCGGCACCTCAACGCTTGCACAGCTGCATGTCCTTACAGCTACAGGTGTTGCGACGGGTGCGCCAACGGTTGGGACAGCCGCGCTTACACAGCTGCATACTTTAACAGCCACAAGTGTTGCGACGGGTGCGCCGACTGTCGGCACAACGACTTTAACTGCGGAATCAAACCAAGACAATCTCGCGGCAGCTAGCGCATCAACGGGTGCGCCAACGGTTGGGACGGCGACTGTCACACAGCGGCATGCTTTAACAGCTACAGGCGTTTCAACAGGCGCTGTTACAATAACAAGGCCTACATTGAACCCATCCGAAAGCACCATAGAGTGGAGAAAACTGTTGCGGCTCAGGCGGATGACTACTTGGAGAAAAGATTTTTACAGACTTTAAGGATTGTAATTTTATCTTTTTTAGTGTAAATTATATACTCGATACCATTTAAGAGATAGATAAATGGCCGACATGACGATGCTTCGGGTGGTCAACAACGTAGCTCTTACAGCTGCGGAAAAAGAGGCTATCGAGCGCGATCTGGCAGAACGGCAGAATAACCCGATAATACTTGGCCTCGCTGCGTATCTTCGCCGATGCTGGGATGCGGCAAAAGAAGCCAAGAAACCTATCGAGTACATCATGCTCGATAGTATGAGACAGCGTAACGGAGAGTACGACGCCTCTAAACGCAAGCAGATTAATGCGGTTGGTGGGTCAGATATCTTCATGATGCTGACGGAGGTTAAGTGCCGCGCAGCTGAAAGCTGGCTGCGCGACATCCTCATGGATACGGGCTCGCCTCCGTGGGATCTTAAACCGACGCCTATACCCTCAATTGACCCTACTAAAGAAGCGGCTATTCAGGAAGAACTTGCAAAAGAGATCTTGGGTATAATCCAGACAGACGGTATGGCTCCGTCTCCGGCGCAGGTTGAACAGCTACGTGAAGTAGTAGCGCAGGACTTCAGGTTCCGCTTGCTTCAGGAGGCTCACAATCGCGCCGACAGCATGAAGATCAAGATAGACGATCAGTTTGCGCAGGGCGGGTGGGCTGATGCGTTCAACGACTTTATCACAGATCTTGCGACTTTCCCCTGCGCGTTTGTCAAAGGACCTATTGTCAGGCGGCAGCGCGTGCTCAGCTGGTCCAAGGACAGCTTCGGAGCGACTGTTGCAGAGCCTTCAGAGCGTCTTGCGCCTGAGTACGAACGGGTCGATCCGTTCCGTATCTATCCGGAGCCTAAGATAACCCATATAAATGAAGGTTATTTGTTTGAGCACCATCCGCTCAGCCGCATGGATCTGGCCGACCTTATCGGCGTACCCGGTTACGATGACGAAGCCATACGAAAAGTGCTTGAAATCGGCAATGTTTCAAGCTGGATCAACGAAGATGTCGAGCTTGTAAAGAACGATCTGGAGAGAAAGTTCTATTCTTACCGGTCTCCGACCGAAACTTTCGATGTTTTGGAGTTCTGGGGCAAGGTTAGCGGCAAGATGCTGCGTGAATGGGGTATGCCAGAGGAAGACGTACCCGACGAAGCCAAGGAATACGACGCAAATGTGTGGATGTCGGGCAATTATGTGCTCAAGGCAGTGCTGAATTACGATCCACTTGGCGAAAAACCCTACGCAAAGACCTCATTTATCAAGGTTCCGGGTGCGTTTTGGGGGAAATCTATCCCGGAAATCCTCAAAGACATCCAATCCGTGTGTAATGCAGCGGCCAGAGCCCTTGTAAACAACATGGGTATAGCGTCCGGACCCCAAGTTGAGGTCAATCTGGAGCGTATTCCGCCAAATGAAGACATTACACAGATCCATCCGTGGAAAATCTGGCAGGTAACCAACGATCCGCTCGGGTCAAGCGCCCCTGCGGTCAGATTTAACCAGCCAAACGACAATGCCCAGACACTTATGGCCGTTTACGAGCGGTTTAGCCGTATGGCGGACGATCATTCCGGCATTCCGGCGTATGTTTATGGTGATTTGAACGTGCAAGGGGCGGGACGCACAGCTTCCGGCCTGTCCATGCTTATGGGGTCAGCCGGCAAGGGCATACGACAGGTCGTAATGCACATAGACCATGACATTGTTAAGCCGATGGTGCGTCGTCAGTTTATATACAATATGAGATACGACGAGGACGAGGCTATTAAGGGCGATGCAGAGATTGTGCCGATGGGTGCGGTCAATCTGGCGGTTAAAGAGACTGTAAATGTAAGGCGCATAGAGTTCCTGAACGCTACAGCCAACCAGTTTGATATTGAGATCATTGGGAAAGACGGACGCGCAGCCCTGCTGCGTGAGGTGGCCAAGGGGCTACAGATGCCCGTGGACGAAGTTGTCCCGTCCCGGGAGAAAGAAGCCCACAAAGCGCGTATTGCAGCGCAGTCAGCCTCCATGCAGCAGCCTTCTGCGCCCGCTCCTATCCAGCCCGGTGGTCAGACCATGGGGGGTATGGAGGGTAATGTCGTCAGTAATAGGGTAACTGGAGCGGGTTCATGAAACGCCCAGACCCAGACGTTGTAAAAGCATTGGCTGCTGCAACATTGCAGTATCCACAATTGTTTACATGGTTAAACGAGTGGAGGCTTTTAGAATTAGAAGCTTTACCATATAGTGGACAAAACGTGACAGTTGCACAGGGGCGCTGTCAAGTTTTAAGCGAGATTACACGTCTCGCAAAAGATGCCCCTGATCTTGCGGCAAAGCCAAAACAGGCAGCCGTTTAATTACGCACACCGATAGGAGCGTTCAACGTGGCACTACCAGAGCAGGTTCGCAAACAGTCTGAGGCTGTACAGCAGTTGTATTTGGAACTTAACCAAGAGACGCCAGAGGAGACTCAGGCTGCATCTTCGGAAGAGGCAACTCCTGAAGCCGACAGTGTGACGGAAACTGCAAAACAGCCTGTCCAAAACGAGCAAACTCGGGCAGGCACCCAACAAGGAGAGTCATTCGAACAAAAATACCGTACACTGCAAGGGATGTACAACGCAGAAGTTCCACGTTTGCACGCTCAAAATAAAGAGTTGCAAGCCAAAATTTCTAACCTTGAGCAGCTGATGGCTTCTTTTTCTACGCAGCAGCCGGCTCCCGAATCACCCAGTAAGCTTATTACTGACAAAGATATCGAGGAGTATGGCGAGTCAATCGACGTTATGCGTCGGGTAAGTAGGGAAGAAGCGGCTGCAGCGCAGGCCCGTATCGCAGAACTTGAGAAGCTTATACGGCAGATGCAAACCTCCGTGGTCCCACGTGTGGAGCAGATTGCCGCTAATCACGCTCAGTCTCGCGAACAGCAGTTCTGGACGGAATTGACTTCGTATGCGCCCCAGTGGGCTACTATCAACGAAAGTCCTGATTTCAGGGAATGGTTGCTGGAAGTAGATCCGCTTACAGGGCTTACACGTCAGGTCTATCTTGAAGACGCACAGCGTAATCTGGATGCCCGCCGTGTAGCTAACTTCTTTAATAGTTGGTCTGGTACTTCAGAGTCGTCAGTTGCTCAACCCAATCGGAAGGTTCAGGCTTCTCAGTTGGAAAAACAGGTTGCTCCCGGAAGAGGAAAGACGGCAGCGCCTGTAAATACTAACAGCGCCACATACTCTACAGAAGACATCAGAAGGTTTTTCAATGATGTTAAGTCTGGAAAGTACAGGGGCAAGGAGCAGGAACGCGACCGAATCGAACGCGACATCTTCGCTGCACAGCGGGAAGGTCGCATTGTCGCTGCTTAATTAGATCAAGGAGTTGAAAAATGGCATATCCAGTTTCCCCCGGTCGGCCCAATTATTCGGGTAATTTTATCCCCGAGATCTGGTCTGGCAAACTTATTGAAAACTTCTACGACGCTACCGTCCTCTCGGCTATTTCAAACACCGACTATGAGGGCGAGATTCGCCGCATGGGCGACACCGTCAACATCCGCACGACGCCGGAAATCACGATCCGTGATTACGTCAAAGGGCAGACGCTGACGGTTGAGAACCCCGACAAGCCGAAGATCCAGCTTGTCATTGACAAAGGCGAGTACTTTGCCTGCGTCGAAGACGATGTTGATCGCATCCAGTCGGATATCAAGCTGATGGACACTTGGTCCAAGGACGCCTCTGAGCGTCTTAAGATCAAGATCGACCAGCGCGTTCTGACGGACCTCCTGCCGGATATCGCTGCTACCAACAAGGGCGCGACGGCGGGTGAGCAGACGGCCTCCTTTAACCTCGGCACCACGGCTTCGCCGCGTGCTGTGACCAAGGATGGAGCCGGTGGTACGGTCCCGGTCGTCGATCTTATCGTCGATATGGGCACGGTTCTTGACGAAGCCAACGCTCCGGAGACGGGCCGCTTCCTTGTTATCCCGGCCAAGATGGCTGGTCTTATCAAGAAGTCGGAACTCAAGGATGCATCGCTCAGCGGCGACGGGGTCACTCCGCTCCGCAATGGCCGACTTGGTATGATTGATCGGTTTACGCTCTACGTATCCCACAATCTGAAAGTCGATACTGGCGGTAAGTTTAATCTTATTGCCGGACACAAAATGGGCTTTACCTTCGCATCTCAGATGACGGAGATGGAGACCATCCGTTCGGAATCTACCTTCGGCAATATCGTTCGTGGCCTTCAGGTTTACGGCTACAAAGTTGTCAAGGGTGAAGCGCTCGCTCAAGCGGTCGTCACTCTGTCGTAAGCATCGCGTTGTAGCTTCAGATTTGAAAGGATACTGATATGGCTGCTTATACTGATTCGCTGGGCTTCAACAAAGGCTCGGCTGCGTACCCGGACGGTCACGGCATTTCCAAGTTCACTGTTGAGCTTGACTTCGCCAAGATCGTCGCCGCACGTACGGCGGCTGGCGCTACGGCGCTTGCTGCTGCGGACACGCTGCAGGTTATTTCTCTTCCTGCTGGGTCCGTCGTGCTCTCGGCTGGTCTTGTTGTAACCAAGGTCGAGTCGACTAATACGACGGCTACGTTTGACCTCGGCTTCACTGGCGGCACGCCGTACGCGGCTAACGCTTATGCCAACGATGCCGCGTCGAACTCGCTCGGACTGAAGGCGGCGGACCTCGCCAATCCTTCGGTTGTCGCCTCGGCTGACACCATCGACCTTCTTATTAACACTGCGGTCCCGACCGATTGTGTTGTGGAAGCGTTTGCAGTGGTCGTTAACACTAACGCTTAAGGAGTAGTTTCATGGGTGTCTATACAGGCATCGCCCAAGACAACGTAACGATTACTAGCGGTACCGCGACATTTAATTCGCTTACTGTTAGCGGGGTTACGCAGTTTAACGGCGCTCTTGAGTCGACTGCTCCGGTCGTAAAGACGGCAGATTTCACTGTTGCTGATACGGAAACTTTCCTTGTCAACAACAAATCCGGATCGGCGTGCACCGTCACGCTTCCGGCTGCGGCGTCATGGACGGGGCGTATTCTGGTCATTAAGACCATTCAGGCGCAGGCGGTTAACTCTGCTTCGTCTAACGTTGTCCCTGCTAACTCCAACACTGCAGGTACGGCTATTGTTACCAACACTGCTGGTAACTGGGCTCTGCTCGTGTCTGACGGCACGAACTGGGTTATTATGGCCAGCTAATAGGTTAGGAGCGTGAAATGCCGGGAAGTCGTATACCGCAATTGACGGCAGTTAGCGGGGCAAATACCGCTAACGACGACGACTTGGTTATCTTTGACACAAGTGCAAATACGACTAAACGCATTTCACGCTCTCAACTTGCTACAGGTTTGGTAGGAGATCTGCCGTATACCCCTACTGGCAGCATATCAGCTACAACAATTCCAACAGCTGTAGATGCGCTCGCAGGGCGCATTCGCTGGGGGTCCGGCACGCCAGAGGGTGCAGTGACTGCTTCGGTTGGTACGCTGTTTCTCAGAACTGACGGCGGGGCGAATACAACTCTTTATGTAAAAGAAAGCGGCGCTGGTAATACGGGCTGGGCGGCTAAATAAGGACCTGACAGATGGCGGTTAACCTTACAGGTTCTACGATTGCGTCTTCTTATAACCAACTTTTGCATATTGATGCAGGACCTACAACGTCTGCAAAAGTTGTTTACAGCGGCACCGGGACGGGCACGGCGCTTAAAGTCGCTACGACGCATATTGAAGTCGATAATATGCGGCTCGACGGGAACACCATTTCCATCCTCGACACAGACGGCAATCTGACACTGACGCCAAATGGTACCGGTTCTGTAGTTATATCAAAGGTTGCTATCTCGGCAGGCACGATAAGCGGTATCACTGACCTTGCTATTCTGGATGGAGGTACGGGCGCTTCGACCGCTTCAGGGGCAAGGACCAATCTCGGGCTTGGTACAATATCCACGCAAGACGCCAATAACATAGCCATTACCGGAGGGTCTATTTCCGGCGTGACGTTCACCGGATCATTTACCGGGCTCACGCTTATAGGGTCTACGTCGTTCGCGACTTCTAATGCAGCTACCAACCTTACGATTACGACCAACGGAATCTCGGCTGGGGGATCTGATACAAACGTCGATATCGTGCTGTCGCCAAAAGGCACAGGAAGCATTGTTTCAACTAAAGTAGCTTTTACAGGCGGGAGTATAAACGGTACTACATTAGGAGCTTCTACTCCAGCATCCGTGACCGGCACCGACGTTTTGGCTACTCAAAATTTAGGTTATACTACCGGCGCAGGTGGGACAGTTACGCAACTTACAAGTCGCACAACGGGCGTTACGCTTAACAAGATATGCGGCCAGATTACTTTGGTTGCTTCAGGCATATCTGGCCACGAAGCAGATGAGTTTGTTTTGACTAACAGCACCATCGGTGCGAATGACATAGTTGTGGTATGTATAAAATCCGGAGCCGCAGCGGGCACGCGCAAGTATTATCATACGCAAGTTGTAGAAGTGACTGCCGGATCGTGTATTATATCGGTCGGCAATATGGATAATAACTCTATAGGATCTGAAAGCCCTGTACTTTCGTTTGCGGTGATTAAAGGAGTTATAGCCTAATGGCCAACAGAGTAGACAAGGGAAGCATGGCTTGCAACAAGCCTAGAAGAACCCCCGGCCACCCTACTAAATCGCACGTCGTCAAAGCCTGTTATGATGGCAAGGAGCGTGTTATACGTTTTGGCGAGCAGGGAGCAGAGACTGCGGGAAAACCCAAGGCCGGCGAATCTGACCGCATGAAGAAAAAACGGGAGTCGTTCAAGGCCCGGCATTCGAGGAACATAGCCAAGGGACCGTCAAGCGCCGCGTACTGGGCCGATAAAGTTAAGTGGTAAACATAGTATGAGTAAGTCCATACCCAACGATAAGGCGTTATGGTCGAGAGTACAGGCAGAAGCCAGACGTAAGTTCGACGTGTTTCCGTCTGCCTACGCCAACGCATGGGCGGCGAAAGAGTACAAGAAGCGCGGTGGCACTTGGTCAGGGGCCGATAACAGGGTAGCAAAACGTGGCAACTAAAGGCGGTCTTGGTAAGTGGTTCGGCGAGGAATGGGTCGATGTGAAGACCGGTAAGGAGTGCGGGCGCTCCGGGTCCGAGAAATCTTCGCGTGCATACCCCGCCTGCCGACCCAAGGCTGCAGCCGCAAGACTGTCTGCGGAAGAAAAACGAGCGATGGCGCGTAGAAAAACAGGACCAAGTCGTCAATCATGGCCGGTATCCCCAAGCGGCAAGAGAAAATAATATGGACAAACGACAGAAGAAAATAGCAAAGGTTATGCGGGAGTTCAAAGCTGGTACTTTGCACGGCGGGGTTGACCCAAAGGGACCAAAAAAAGCTCCGGTTGTAACTAGCCGCAAACAAGCAATTGCTATTGCACTAAGCGAAGCAGACAGTAAAAAAGGACCCAGAAGGTGACCAGATATCTTAAAAGCCGCAAAGATGGGTGGATCTTTGAGTGGGACCCAATCCTAGCCAATAACCCTCTGTGCTATGAGGTTACAGAGCAGGAAGCCTATCCAGAGCGTTTTATTCCGCCGGCAATTCTTGAGGTCGCGGTCACAAAACGCAAAGGTCGAAAGCCTATTGAACTGTCTACGCCAGAGCCCGAAGGACCTGAGACGCCTCCGGAACTGGCGGCTGCTGCCGCAAGAGGATGGCCTAAGTGACACCCGCAGAAGTTATAGGCGAAGTACGTAACATCATTCAGGATACGCGCCTGCCGTACCGGTATAGCGATACTGTTCTGTTGGGGTTTGTTAACCAAACTCTCAAGAAGATTGTTACGTTTCGACCTGATGCGTTTTCTTACATAGGAACAATTTCAACTACAGCCGGAAGTGTATTGCAGTCTCTCCCAGCGGATGCTGTTCGATTAGTAGAGATATTTCAAGTTACTAACGGCAACGCGGTTACCGAGGCCAATCGTGAAACTCTGGACCAGATGTATCCGGGGTGGGTGTCCGAAGCCGCTGGAACGCCTGTAAATTTCATGCGCCATCAACGTAATCCTACGCGGTATTTTCTTTATCCGAGACCGGCTGCAGGTATAACTCTTGTTGGCGAATACGTACAAGCCCCACAGACATACACAATAAACCAAACAATTACCCTTATACCTGATTCGTTTTTCCCTATAGTAGTTGACGGAACAGTTTACCTAGCCGAATCAGTGGATAACGAACACGTAAACAGTGAACGTGCTAAGCTATTTTACAACGCATTTATTGAAAGTATGGGGGCTTCTCTTGGGTCCCGCGTTATTTCTGATGTTGAGAGCGGCGCAGTTCAGGTGTAAAAATGGTAGACCGCACGTTCCTTTCGCTAGTCCCAAAAGTAAATACGAGCGTGCCCGGCTGCCCGCAACAAACACTTTTGGAATATATAAGAGACGCTGCTATACGAGTATGCGAGAGAACGCTCGCATGGCGTTATGAACAACCTAAGTTTTTTCTTCTTCCCGGGGTTCACGAATACACTTACTACAAACCAGTTACTGCGGATGTGCACGCAGTCTTTGGTGTATTGATGAATGATAAGCCGCTTAAGCAACGTACCCTTGAGCAAGCGCTGCAAGCACATCCTGAGTGGGCGGACCTTTATAGCGGGGAAGACCCCAGCGTAGTCTGGAGCTTGACGCCCCCGGGCACGTTTAACTCTTTTGAGTATAACGAAGCGCTTTTTAACGAGAACTCAGGGTTTGTTTTGCCACCTGAGATTGTGGCGAAGTCAGGAACTCCAGACACAATTTGTCAGGTTACGCCAGATAAGTACATCGTGTTGCCGCTACCTAATGGCGATGAACGATATAGCGTGCGTATGTTCTATGCACTAAAGCCAAAACGCACCGCTACGGGTATGGACGAAGTCGCCTTCAACGAACTTGAGGATGTTATTGTTCACGGCGCACTTCAGCACTTGCTAGTTCTCCCTAACGTGCCTTGGATGGATAGAGACTTGGCGTCGTATCATGCCAGACAGTATAGCTTCCATTTGTCTGAGCGAAGAGCGCGGTCGAATATGGGGAATGTTCGCGGGTCTATGGCCGCAAGAATGCAACCGTTTTAGGTGACACATGGTCGTTAAGCTTAAGAATAATGCCTCTACGACTATACCAAACGTAGTTGAATCCTCTGCTACAGAGATAACTGTAGCAGCCAACACCGGAAGTGTGTTCCCGTCTCTTACAGCAGGCGATTATTTTTATGCTACAATTGCAAGTGTAGAAAATGATTATGAAGTTGTAAAAGTTACCGCCAGATCAGGCGATGTGCTGACTGTTGTACGGGCGCAAGAAGGAACACTAGCGCTTTTGTTTCCTCGCAATAGTCAGATTGCGCTTCGTGTAACAGTTCAAAACTTGCAGAGCATTGTAGACGACCTGAACTTCTTGTTGCTCTAGGGTCGCCATGACCATTGTATTGAAGAACAATGTCGTCGGGTACTTAGCTGTTGCTGCAAGCGCTGGCGACACGGTTCTTCGTTTGCGTCTGAACGATGGTCTTAAGTTCCCGTTTCTTGAACCGCTTCAATACTTCTATGCCACGCTGACCTCTGCCACGCAGGGTGACGCGATGGAAATTGTTAAAGTTACTTACCGAATGAACGACAACCTCAGCGTTGTTCGGGCACAGGAAGATACTACTGCCATCGCGTTTCCAGTTGGCGCTAAAGTAGAACTGCGGGTGACAGCCAAGTCCATCAAAGACGCCATTGGCGAGGTGGACGTAACATCTAACGTAGAAGCGGCGCAGGCAGCAGCGCAGGCAGCAGCAGGATCTGCCGCAAGTGCAAGTACAAGCGCAACCGCTGCGGGGTCTTCTGCGCAAGCAGCGCTTACATCTGAGACAAATGCAGCGTCAAGTTTTCAGGCCGCGTCTGCTAGCGCCGGGCAGGCTAGTACGTTTGCAAACCAAGCTTCGCAGTCGGCGAGTAACGCAGCAGGGTCTGCGTCTGCTGCGTCTATATCCTCTGGTACGGCGGCAAACAGCGCATCTAGCGCTGCCGGTTCGGCAGATAGCGCATTGGGGTCTGCTAACGCTGCAAGTATATCTGCAGGAAACGCTTCTACTTCAGCCACACAGTCTTCGCAGTCGGCAAGTAACGCAGCAGGATCTGCGTCTGCCGCTCAGATATCTGCTACGACCGCAGCGTCGAGTGCGTTTAACGCAGCCGGGTCAGCTTCTGGTGCTTTAGGGTCTGCTAACGCTGCAAGCGCGTCGGCGTCTTCTGCCTCAACCTCTGCGTCACAGTCTTCGCAGTCGGCGAGTAACGCAGCAGGATCTGCGTCTGCCGCAAACATATCTGCTATAGCAGCGGCGGCAAGTGAGTTTGCGGCAAGCGGGTCTGCCAGCGGAGCTTCGTCGAGCGCTTCGGCGGCATCTACATCAGCGTCTCAGGCGGCTACATCGGCGAGTGCTGCAGGGGCGTCTGCTACAGCTTCTCAGGGGTTTGCCACCACAGCGCAGGGGTACCGGGACGACGCGCTCATATATAGAAATGACGCGCTGGGGTACAGGGATGCGGCATCAAGCTTTGCCGACGCAGCAAATAATTCCTCAGTTCTTGCTGACGGATACAGAGCAGCGGCTGCTTCAAGCGCCACGCTTTCAGCAAATTATGCCAAGCAGGGCGGCGTAGCCTATACCGTTTCTGATTTTGTGGCGGACGGGTTGTTCTGGACTACAGCGTTTGGAGGGTCTCCTACAACAGTAGCAGATCCGCCTGCTGCGTATACCTACACCGACGTAGCTGCTGTTGGGCGCGTTGCTCGGGTGTCTTTGTCTGCCGGCGATAGCTACCTCCAACCGAAGGCAGTGTTTCAACCTGTTGTAGGCAGGAAGTATCGCGCTCGCGTTTCAGCCAAGGTGTTCTCTAATGCCACCGGAGGAGGAACACTTACAGGTGCGTTTTATATAAACGGCATGAACGCAAGTTTTGTTCATACCGATCCGTCTTCTGATTGGACATCTGCTCCCGATGGTTCACGGGTTTCGATTAAAAGCCCGTTTGTAGAAGCAGATGGTGTAGTTAATTTTGGCATTATTTATACCTGCACAGCTGTTAGTTCTAACAGTGCGTATTGGCGCATTCGTTTTGGAATGGCTAGATCCGGTGGGGCTGGCGGCGTAATTGAAGTACGTGAATTTTTAATCGAAGAAATTACAGATATAGCAACTACAAATGCTACGATAACAACTCTCCAACAAACTGTTTCGGACGGAGATCAGGCGAACGCAACGTCGATTACCAACCTGTCCGCAAGTTTTGGTACTGGATTGGCGTTCGGAGCAAACGCCTGCCCTGATAGTAATTTCGACAACATCGATGCGGTGTGGACCAACCTGTACACGCAGTCTGGTTCTTTGGCCTCCAAGTCAGTTGTCACGAGTGCGGGCAAAAGATTTCTCCGTCGGCAGAACACAGGAATGACGGTTGGTCATCAGTCTAACCTTGGCGTCGGCTACACGTATGCAACGCCATGCAGCGTCGGGCAAAGACTGGAATTGTCAGCCTATGTTTCGTTTACCAACTGTAGCAGCGCTAGTCTGATGGCGGACTGGTACGATGCTTCAGGAAATTATATAACTTCTTCTACAGTCGTAAATGGTATGACAAACAACGCCAGATCTGGCGGGTTTGTTACAGCGCCCGTTTTAGCCGAACGGGTAGCTCTTAACGTAATTGCTTATGCATCTGCTGCGACCAACGAATATCAGATAACCGAACCATATCTGCGCAAAGTGTCCAGTTCGCAGACGGCGTTGAGTCCGTATGAGAGGTCTGTTGATCCGGGTACGTTCGCTGCCATTACGACCGAAGCAAACGCAAGAGCGGCGGCGGACAGTGCACTTACGACAACAACTACAACACTGACAGCGCGAGTGGCCGGGTCTGACTTGGCGATCAACAGCAACCCGACATTCACAACATATACCAATACAACAGGCGTTCCAGATGATTGGAGTACTTGGGAGGGAGGGGAAACAGGCTACCGCGTCGCAGGTATTGCACCAAAAGTCTACGCATACAGGATCGCAGGCACAGCTAATCTCAACCGGGGGCTCCAACAATATGTTGGTGGTAGGGTTACGCAAGGATGGCATGTTTTAGAGTATGACGTGACGCTTAACTCAGGGACCTTTTCTGGGGCTGGCGGGCACTTAAACTGGGGGGTGGACGGACTGCAAGGCAGTGTAAATATGAGCTTTGCTAGCGATCTTGATACTACCGGTGCAGCCCCCGGAAACGGAGTTGTTGGGAGACTTTATAAATTCCGCAAACTGATAAACGTAACGACTGCGGGAGTTAATACTAGTTTCATTTATGCCATGGCCCATTGGAACGGCCTTGGCAATATAGCAAGCGCCAATGACATTACATTCCACCGAGTGGCTATAAGGCCGGCATCGCAGGCCGAGATTGAAGGCCGCACAGCTCTTGACTTGATTAACACGCCGGGCACAGGGCTGCAGGCGCAGATCACAAATAACGCTACCGCCATCGCCAATGAGACAAGCGCACGAGCAGCGGCAGATACAGTGCTTACGGCTCGCGTCGATGGAGCCGATGCCAACGGCTCGCTACTTAAAAACCCGTTTTTCCGTATACCGTTTACGTCTGGAACGATACCGTCCGGCTGGTATTTATGGGCTGCGACACCGCCAACTATACAACATGTAGCTGCGCCGTATGGGATGGCGGGCAACATACTGTATATGACGGCAAATGCAGGTGCAAATTGCGGAATAGCACAGACTATTCTCGGAGGAATTTCTCCGGGGTCGAAATATAAGGTTGGGGCGCAGGTGGCCCGGGCTAGCGGTACGCTTGCAACCGCTGGAATATATATTGCATGGTTCACTGACGCTGGTGTGTATATCTCCGCTACAAACATTCCATTTGTAAATACACCTCGAACGGATGGAACAACAGGCGCAGACCCCGACAGAGTTGTGCGTTACGAAAAAGAACTTACAGCGCCGGCTAATGCTTACCGTGCCGAAATGATTTTGATGAACGGTTGGGACGGATTTGGATCTGTTCAGGCCGCTGGCATATATTGGTTCGAGGCCATGTTTGCCCCGTCCACTATAGCCGAGGCAGCTATACGTACAGAAGCGGAAGCAAGAGCAACTGCCGATAGCGCAAACACGTCGTTGATTACAACGCTAACGGCCAGAGTAAACGTCAACTCCAATCGGTTTCCGCACCCGCAGCCTTTATCTACCACACTTCCCTCCGGTTGGGGTGGGGGCATAGGAGTGGGTAATTGGGAACCTCTCGGGGGTTTGTTTTACTACAAAGCGCGTGCCTCTGGGGCTGCAGTAACGGAGTGGTATTATTACGACCTTGAAGACAGCGCAACGGCTTACATAGATACTAACCAGCAATATACACTTTCTGCGACAGGCTATGGAGGGACTGGCGTATCGGGCGACAGAACGATGATGCGGATTGAACTCTTCAATTCATCGGGAACCCTAATCCATGCTAGTCCGTATGTACTGTTAAACAGTTACGGCCCAAGATTCTCGACAACAACCTCTCTGACAAGCGGCGGCGAATACGTACGTAGACGGGTCGTTTTTCAACGCGAATGGGCTGCGTCTGGTAGCTACCAAGACGTAGTGTTTAACTATATAAAACTGGAACGCGGGTCAGTAGCAACAGCGTACACGACAGAAGGATCTTCAAACAGTCTTCAAGCCGGCGTCACCACCAACGCCTCTGCCATCGCTACTGTAGATGGCAAGCTGACCGCTTCCTACGGTGTGACTGTCGATGCCAATGGCCGCATAGCGAGCATGAAGCTGCTGAGCAATGGAACCACCAGCAGCGTCAAATTCACAGCGGATACTTTTCAGATATTCAACGGTTCTACTGACGTTGCCCCGTTCGAGGTGACGGGCGGAAACGTAAAGATCAAATCTGCAAACGTAGGCACGCTGAATATAGGGTCAGGCGGCATCACAATTCAATCGGGCACATCAGGTGCGAGAATTGTAATATCTAACTCTGTTGTTGAAGTCTACGACGCAACGCGTCTGCGCGTCCGAATGGGGATTTGGTAATGCCCCAAGGACTTCAGATATGGGACGCATCCGGTAACTTGATATTTGACACTTCGTCATCCATCGGGCGCCAGACTGGCGCGCAGACTGTTGGTCCGAGTCCCAGTAGCGGGACGATTACTGTGCCGGGCTACGACACCGGAGCCACGGTCTGGTATATCGCGCCGTTTTCAATGACGCTTGGAGATCCGCCTACAATTCTGGATTTTGACACCGTCACTTACACCGTATCGGGTGCGAACATCAGCTGGCAGGCTTTTGACGCCATCCGCATAATTTACGGGGTTTACTGATGCCGGTAGGAATGCAGGTCACAAACGACAACGGCGTCTTGCAGATAGACGACACGTACAAGAATATCCAGCTGATCAGCAAGACAAGCGTCACGTCTATGACGCAGGTCTCAAGCGGGACGCTCTATAACGGAACAAAAGCTTACTGGTATTACGACATTGTCGTCTCTTCGGCCACGAACCCGGTCATTGCTCTGAATGGAAATACGACGCAGTGGCTGATTATAGGCGCGGTCAATATCAGCGGCAGCACCTACACCTTCCGCGTTTTTTCCGATGCAGACGTGGATTTCACCTATTACGTTTTTGACGTCCCGACGACCAGCGGGACGGTCGGGTTTGAGGTCTACAATTCGTCGGGCGAGCTGCAATTCACCGCCACGCGGGGCGCTTTCAAGCCGACGAACCAGATCACGACGACCATTGCCGATGGGAATAAATCCACGACGCTGGCGAGTGGCAAGACATACGCAGTCGTGACCGTCAGGCCAGGCCGCTATGCGTCATCCTCCAGCGTGATCGGAGACCCGAAAATTCCAACGCCAGACGAGTGCAGTCAGCAATACTACATTGGCGGCTTCAAGCTGAACGGAACTGCGCTGACTACTAATGCTTCACCTGTGCTCTGGTTTGATCAGTACCGGGGAGATGATTTCAGCTGTGGACTGATCAGCGGAGAAGAGGCGCAGATAGTCCTTGTTATTGACGTGAGCAATTACTGATGACGGTTCTTGATACGATCATCGCGGATCACGATGCGGCAGGAAGGCCGGCAAATTGCGCTATCCGTATCTGGGCATCGCGTGAGAAAGCATCGCTTGATGCACTTCCGGCGGGTCCGGCAAAGGAAGCCAGAGAAGATAAGCTACGGGCCGATTTGATCAAAATGGCGGACTGGAAACCGACATGGTCAGCCCGCGGGATTGTGGCGGTCAAGGATTACGAAACAAGGCGGAAGCAGCGCGTACAGGGCTTCTACGCACGGCACATCATGGACAGTGCAGGGCCGGAGACCCGGTTCATCATCAATGATCTGTTGCAGCGAGAAAACCTGCAGCCGGGATTATTGGCGCTGTCTGTTGCGCGCCTGTTTCAGAATTGGATTGAACAGAACGGGCAAGGGTTAAAAGGCCTGTCTCCAAAGTTGCGGCGTGAACATGCGGGCAATGTCGGCGTAACAAACCATTAGGAGGGTTATCGTGAAGCCCACTCTTGAAGAACTGCTGACTATTCAACATTATAAAAAGGAGCCTTCCTATGGATAATCTACTTGCCGATTTGATTACCAATCTTGACGAAGTGCGGACCATAGCACAGGAGATCACGAAAGTTTCTCCTGTTGATTCGCACCATATTCAGATTGCCGCAGAAGCTAAAAACATCTACAATATTTGCGGGTACTGGCAGAGCATGGCAACTGCAGCCGTCCCGGCTTCCATACCACCAATACCTGTACAACCTATCCCACAACCTCCTGAGGGATGACTATGGACAGCGCGGCGTCTTTTGTCGAAACAATTATGAAGTGGGTTGTCGCCCCCGTCGCCGCGTTTGTGTGGCTTATATACAAGCGACAACAAGATCACCACACAGATCTTGCGGTTTTAAAAGCCGAAGCTGCGGAAAGGAAGACAGCGCACGAACGCGAGCTTACCGAAATACGGGACATGATCCGCGCAGTTTTTAACAAACTTGATTCCATAGAAGAAGCATTACGCAAATGACTTTTCAGTTTGGCATGCGTAGTCTCAACAATCTGAAGGGCGTGCACCCCGATCTGGTCAAGGTTATGGAGCGCGGGCTGGAGCTTTCTCCCATCGACTTCACAATCACCGAGGGGCTGCGCACCAAAGAACGGCAGGCAGATCTCGTCAAGGCAGGAGCGTCCAAGACGATGAACTCCCGGCATCTGACAGGTCACGCAGTGGATATAGCCCCTATGCTGGACGGAAAAGTGCGTTGGGACTGGGAGTTGTTCAGGTTGATAGCACCTGCTATAAAGCAAGCAGCCGCTGAACTTAATGTGCCTATTGTCTGGGGCGGTGACTGGCGGACGTTCAAAGACGGCCCGCACTTCGAGCTAGATCGTAAGCATTACAAATAGGAGAGTTATATGAAAGACGCTGTATCCAAATACGTCAAGCCTAAGTCGCTTACTTGGTGGGCTTCCGTGTTTCCGCTGTTTGCAGGTCTTGCACTCGCGTTTGCTACCGCAGTACCCGGCATGGACTGGCTTTCTGGTATGGTGGAAAGTCTGTTCCCCGGACTTAGTGCAGCTGCGCTCGTTAACATGGGTCTCGTAGGTATCGGCCTTCGCGGGGCGTTCAAGTGAACATCCCATCCGATATAGTGATTACAATTATAACCGCTCTTTTCGGCGTTCTTTCTGCTATATTTATATTTAAGACAGGTAAGGCATCCGGCAAAAAAGAAGAGATCATAGCCGAGGAGAGAGAAAAAAATGAAGCTGCCCGCGAAGTCAAAGAGGTTAAGAAAGAAGTGGATGCAGAGGTTGATGCTGCTTCTGACGACTATCTCGCTGTTATCGCTAACCGCTGGCTGCGTACATCCGCACCCCCAGACTCCAAACCCAATTAGTTTTTGTGAAGTGTTCGAGCCTGCGTATTTTAATAAAGAGGATACTATTAACTGGTTGGTTGCAAACGATAACCAGTTTCTAAAAGACGTAGTGTCTATGAACGAGACTTATCAGAAGTTGTGTGGGGGAAGTACAGAGGATCTACCATGAAAAGCAAACCTATGCCCTACAAAAAAGGCGGTATGGTATTCAAGCCATGCGCCGGATGCCCGAACCCTGCGAAATGCAAAGCCGCAGGCAAATGCATGAAGAAAAAGTAATCGATGGCAGATCCTCTGAAAATAGCAGGTTTCCTAGGCACTATGCCAAGGGTATCTCCGGAGCTTCTTCCGGCGACAGCGGCGCAAGTCGCAGCAAACTGCAAGCTATATTCAGGGGATCTTATCCCGTACCCTACCCCCGTTGTTGTAGACAGTACGGAACGAGGCGCGACAACTACCAAGACGCTGTATGCATTACGTAACCCAAGTACGGGCGCGCTTCGCTGGCTTTCGTGGACTACAAACGTCGACATTGTAGCGCTTCCCGACACCGCTAGTAACGACCAGCGGTTCTATTATACGGGTGATGGCGCTCCCAAAGTCAGCAACTACGATCTCGCCACGACTGGCAGTGAGCCTTTCCCCGTAGGGTATTACGACCTTGGCCTGCCGCTACCGACCACAAAAGTCACAGCTACAAAATCTGCTTATACCGAACGTGTAATTAGCAGCATCAGTCGTAGTAGCACCAATATAGTTACCGTAACGACATCGACTAACCACGAATTGCGTACCGGCAGTACAGTCAGCGTTACCGGGTACGGCGATAAAACAGGTACGTGGAGTAAAGTAGGCGACACAATTTTCATTACCATGACTGCTCATGGCTTGGATAATGGCTCGCTGGTGGACCTTAGTTTTACTGGAGGTCAAGCGGTTAGTGGTACTTATGTAGCGAACGTAACCGGGGTTAATGCTTTTGATGTACCGGCGTATTATATCGGCAACGATAGCGGCACGGTTTCAATAGCCGGGGTCGATCTGAACGCATCGAATGTTACTATTACAGTAACTGGCGCGACTACATTTACGTTCTTTAGCGTGGGACCCGAGATCACATCCACTGCTGCGACAGGCCGGGTAACGTTGTCCGGGGCGCAAGAGCTAAGGACGTATGTTTATACATGGATTACGCCGTGGGGTGAGGAGTCAATCGCGTCTGACCCGTCTGCGGATCTGTATATCATAGAAGGCGAAACTGCGACTATAACCAATCTACCTACAGCAAAACCGTCTGGAACTAACTTCGTACGTGGGGTCAACCTTTACCGTACCATAACGGCAGGCAACGAGTCCGAGTATTTCAAGCTTACCACATTGTGGTTTCCTAACCGTGTCATAACTGTATCCCGGACGTCGAACGTATGCACTGTAACAACACAGTTCCCACACGAACTTTACGTAGGGGCGAAGTTCAGGATAACCGGGTCCACGCCAGCAACCGCGCCAGCCGGGGACTTCAACATATCTACAGGTACGGTTACCGCCGTAACTAATGATTACACATTCAGCTATTCACAGACTGGGACTGACCGTGCATCGCAGGCAGATAGCGGCGCTACAATGTTCCATGATGTATCCCAAACTCCGGGTACATCCACTCCGCAATACTGGGGCGATAGCAACTATACGTTCACGGACAACTTTGATTCGTCGCTTCTTCTGACGTCGTTGACTACTGACGACTACGACCCGCCGCCTGCCGGTCTCACGGGGCTCAAAGCGTTTAACAACGGCATGCTTGTTGGGTTTGTAAACAAGACGTTGTATATATCTGAACCTACTAAACCGCATGCATGGCCAGTCAAGTACGCCCGTACCATAGACTACAACATAGTTGGGCTTGAGACGCTAAGCGGGCGACTGCTTATCCTCACGGATGCATGGCCTTATATTCTGGACGGTTCGAACCCGGACACTCTGGGTCTTACGCGCATGGACGTTTTGTATCCATGCCTTAACGCCAGAAGCATAGTCAATATGGGGTATGGCGTTGTCTACTCCACTCACGATGGGCTCGCTCTGTATTCAGGCGGCGGACTTACGCTCGTTACCCGGCAGGTACATTCTCAAGATACTTGGAACACTGCGGTTGATCCTAGTTCTGTACAAGCTGTTTACTATGGCGATGCATATTTTGCGAGCTACACAAAAGGGGCGGCAAGTAAGTCTTTTATTCTGCAGGTAGAAGACAGAAATGTATTCTTTGTTGATACTGATTATGCGTTCTCGTCCGCGTGGTATGACAACATTACCGGAAGATTGTATTATACACAGGCAGGGGCGTCTTCCATCTATGAGTGGGACAGCCTGCAACAACCATTTACTACTATGCAGTGGAAGTCTAAAGTAATCAAATTGGCTGACTACACTAACTTTGGCGCAGCCCGGGTCATCGCAGATTACACTAACCTGACCTCTGTGTGGGACACTACACTTACGAACTGGGAATCAAACACACAACTTTGGAACAACGCGGACCAGATTACATTCAATATGTGGGTGGACAAATCCCTTTTGTTTACAACAACTTTGAACGACAGTAATATATTCCGACTGCCCACTGGGTACCGCAGCGACACGTTTGAGTTCAGTGTCACCGGTAATGTGCGGGTACGGTCCATACAAGTAGGCGACACGCCTACTAGCCTGATGAGGGTGTGATGGCGCGCTTCTCTGCTATACCTGCCCTGCCCCAGTCCAATATCACTCCTACGGAAGTGCAGATCCTAGGGGCCCTGAAGGAGAACGTGGAGCTTCTCATAGGTTCACGGGGTGAGTCTGATCGCGCAAGCCGGGCGCTTGTAAGAGGGCAGGTTGTCGTAGGGACGGCCCCTGATCAGACAATGACGCGGGTATCCGCCACAGGTGCAGGGTTTGTTATTAGTGGTACACAAGTAGCAGGGCTGGAAGATTTCGGCAGACTTATATCTGATGTACAAAAACTCGCAAATGATGTAGCTAATATACGGGCTACACTCAATGCACTTATTCAACAGCTGAAGGTCTAGGAGTAAATCGTGGCTCGTATGAATGAATCACTGGACCTCCCGCCGAACCTGCAAAAGCTGATGGCCATGCCCATCCAGCAGCCAGTGGATGAGGCAACCCAGCGGGGGATGCAGGAACTGCGCCAACTTGGTATCCTGCCTACTTATCAGGAAGGCGGTATGGTGGGTCCGGGCGGTATGCCTATCAGACCGCAAGGCGGTCTCGCTCCTGCGGGGCAGCCTGCTGCACCTGTGTCCGCTCAAGCTATGGACGTGGAGATCCAGAGGTTCGCTCAGAACCATCCGCAGCAGGTGCAGCAGATACAGCAGGCCATTATGTCTGGGCTTCAGTCTGGGGAGCTTACGCCGCAGGAACTGAACATGATGACGCAGCTTGCCAAGGTGGCTGCGCAGAACCCTCAGATGTATCCGCAGATCAGGCAGTTCGCCATTCAGCAGGGCATCGCTACAGAACAAGACCTCCCGCAACAATATGACCAAGGTCTTGTTTTTGCTATCCTTCTTGCGGCGCGGGCGGCGCAGACTGTATCGCAGGGTGGGGCTATGCAGCCTCAAGGGGGTATGCCTCAGGCTCCTATGCCGCAGGCGGCTATGCAGCCCCCGGTGGCCTCAATGCGGATGGGCGGGGCCCTCCCGCAGACTAGCAAAAACAAGGACGGCAGCGTGCCTATTATTGCACATGAAGGTGAGTATGTTATCCCGGCAGAGGTGGTCCGCAGAAAGGGTACGGACTTCTTCGACAAAATGATCGGGAAAGATAATGGACCTTCATCTTCTAACAGCTGAACAGGTCACAGAACTGTGGCCCCAGCTGGAAAGTATATACGACGCATCCTGCGCCAGTAATGAAATTGTACACGCTGATGCTACTGCTACTCAGATATATCTACTAGCGCAAACAGGAATGTGTGGTATCTTTGCGGCTATGGAAAAAGACAGGGTAGTCTGTACAGTTGCGTTGAGGTTCTGTGAAGTAAACGGTAATAAAGGGGCGGAAATACTCGGGATGGGAGGGCGGAACCTTATGAAAGTCAAAGCCTACTTCTGGCAGCCCATCCTTGACTGGCTCTGCGCCAATGGCGCTACGTTTCTTGACACGTATGCTAACCAAAGACTTGCTAATATCTACCTCAAAAAGTTCGGGTTCAACAAGTCCTGCACCTACGTCAGAATGGATTTACAGGTGAGTAATGTCTAAAGGCGTCAAGAAAGTTCTCGGCTTTGTAGCTTCCATTGCAATACCTTTTGTTGCTGGCCCTATCGCAGGTGCGCTCGGGATGTCTGGGTGGCTGGGGTCTGCTGCAGTTGGTGCGGGTCTTGGGGCAGCCAATGCTGCACTTACAGGAGGCAACGTAGCGCAAGGCGCGTTGTTTGGGGGTATCGCCTCAGGCCTGAACGCAGGGCTTAGCGGAGCGCCTATGATAGGCGGAGGAACCGGTGCAGGTGCAGGTGCAGGTGCAAGCGCGGGAGGAGCCGGACTAAACGTAGGAGGAACAAGCCCAACGCTGAGTGGATCTATGTCTAGCTCTGGTATGATAGGGCAGATAGGACGAGAACTTGCGTCGAAAAACCCGGCGTCTCTCCCCGGATGGCCGGAACCAAGCTTTGGCGAAAAGTTTATGGCGGCTCTTGCACAAACTCCAACAAAGATAGCCGAGGCTGTAACTAATCCGGAGGCGCTAGCAGATATCACCCTTCGCGCTGGGGCCATGCTGGTTTCAGGGGCTATGACAGCAGACCCAATGGCGGGGCTGTCTGATTACGAGCGCCAGCTTGTTGAGATGCGGAAAGATGAACTTCAGTCCATACAGCAGCAGAACAAACAGCTTTTTGATCTGCAACTTAAAACAGCTCAGGATCTGATTGGTCAGTCAAACTACTTCAACCCGCAATATTTTGCACAGGAAGCGGCACAAGCCCAGCAACTTCGTGGCGAAGCGATGAAGAAGCAAGCTGCAGAAAACTATGCTGAGCGTTTTGGCCAGATGCGCCCAGAAGGATTGTCAGCTGAGGAACGGCGGATTAACCTTGGCGTTAGCCGCAATATGGCTGGAGCCTATGGGCAGGGCCTACTTTCCGGACAGCAGTATCAGGCAAACCTGCGGCAAGCTGGGCTTAATGCGCTACCTAAAACTGCACCTGAAGGCGCAGCCGGACAATTACTTAATATGTATGAACCGTACAGACAGCGCGCAGACCAGCAACAAGCTGGACTAACACAAACATTCTCTGATTGGACCACAAGACTGACGACCCCTCAGTTTAGAAGACCGCCTAGGCGGCCCGTTACTGGAAATAATCCTCCTCCGCAAGGCGGCTTCGGTTCGTTTAAGACTACCCCGGGACAGGGATAATCTCATGAGCATCGGCGGGTTTTTTGTCCGTAGTCTTGGTGCTGGGCCGGGTGCTGTAAACCAAGGGGAAGCGGCGGCGCTTGAAAGCATGCGCAACCAGCAGCGTTTTGCGGACGAGCAGGAAGCTCGTCGGGTTGCCTATGCGAAAGAAGTTGCTGAAAGCAACTTGGCCATACCAACTACGCCTCAACTGGTTGCACCGACGACTGCGCCTACTTTAGGCATCGAAGGAACTTTGATGTCTGCTTATCAAGCGCGCAAGGCTGCCCCTGCTCCTGTCGTTGCTCCTGCTGCCGCTCCTGCTGCCGCTGCTCCTGTAGTTCCGTTCGCCGGTTTAAACGCAGATGTATTAGGTCAAGGTGCGGCGTATGTAACGTCTGCTGCGTCTGCTGCTACCGGATCAGGAGTCGGAGCAAGTTTTAGACCCGAGGGAGGGATTCGGTTTGACCGAGCAGTTGCTTTAAAGACTAAAACAGAATTAGAAAATACACTAAAAAACATCGACGCTGAAATTAAAAGTCTATCCAGTCAGATAAATAGAAACACCGACTATGTCCGGAAGGGCTGGCCGACTTACAGCGGAGGGGCTTTGGGCGGGGCGCAAGCAACTTCGTCGCTAATGTCTGCGCAAGAACGGCAGAAACTTTTAGCTAGAATAGATAAACTTAAAAAAGATTTTTCCTACCAGTCAGACGTGTTAGCCAGATTAAATGCTCAACTCGCAGGATTGCCGCCTGCCGCATTTTCTTCTGCCCCTGTCACTCCAGCCGGTACTCCTTCTGCTGCAGCAAGAGCGCTTGCTCCGGTTCCTAAGTTTATAGCTGACCAACCTGCCGGGCAATTTTCAAATTTTGCGCAAGCCGTAATGATGGCTGAGTCCGCTGGAAACCCTGAAGCTGTAAGCCCGAAGGGCGCTGTCGGGCGTATGCAAGTTATGCCTGCTACCTTGAAAGACCCCGGGTTTGGAATCCGCCCTGCGCAAAACGATAGCGATGCAGAACGCGAGCGAGTTGGTGTTGAATACCTCGCCGCCATGCTGCAAAAGTTTAAAGACCCTACGCATGCACTGGTTGCTTATAACGCAGGTCCTGCGTTTGCAGAAGAATGGATCAGCAAAGGCGCTAAGACAGAAGATCTTCCAAAAGAAACACAGGGCTATATAGACAGAGTAAATAGAAATTATGCCAGACAAGCCACTGGCACTGGAGCGCAACTAGGCGTTCCACAAACTGCAGCGTCCAACGCGATACTACCACCTGCGGAGCAGGCGCAAGACAGGGATTATACAGCGGCGCTTCCTATCGTCGGGAACACGCTGAACCGTCTGGTTGCAGACCGTCAAGAACTTGTGCGGCAGGCAAACGAAGCGCAAAGCCTTGGGATACCGGGCGTCCGTTCGCAACTTATTGCGCAGATCAGAGAGATCGATAACCAACTTGTACTGGTACAAGGTCTGGCAAGCCTTGGGGATCTTGCTGTTGATCCAACAAGTACAGGTCGTTTTTCATCTGTAATGTCCATAATGTATGGCCAAGAACCCGGATACTATCAGTTGCAACCTAGATCGGACGGTCTTTACAACGAGGTTGTAAACGGTAGAGTCACAAATCAAGGACTTACAAAACAAGATATTATCTACAAAGGTCGTATGGCTTTTGATTCCGGGTTTGCTGCTGCAGTTACTGAGACACAGAAGAAACAGGCAGAAACGCAAATCACGCTCGCCTCAAAACTGGCGGAACTGGAAGCTCAGAGCGGATTCAAGCTTCAAGAAATTTTGGTGCAAGGCCAAGTTGACGCTCTTAAGGAACAGCTCAAAGGTGATTACTCGTACGCTCAGGCAATGGATACTGCCAAACTTGCCGCTCAAGCAGCAGGCAAAAAAACCGTAGAGCCAAAATTCTATAACGGATACGACGCTTCCGGACAGTCGGTTACGCTTGCTATTATCGGAAACAATTTTTACCAAGTAACACAAAGCCGAGACCAAAGCGGCACGCTAAGTGGTCCGGTCAAGCTAGTACAAATTATGGGCGCATCGCTTATGCCGGGAGTACCTCAGTAAATGCTTCCTCCCGGCAGGTACCCACCCACCCCTACACTCGACCAGAAACTTAAAGACATTTTCGTACCAGCTAGGGTGCAAGCGCCTGAGGCTCGCGGCGGGTTGGGGGGTCTTGCCCCTTCGCCAGTTGATCCATTGGTTGGATTGCGTCAGCAAGTTGGAAATGCGCGGCTTGAGTTGCAGAACCTCAGGCAGAGTTACGATACACCTGTGGAAGAACAACCTGCCTATCAAATCCCTTATGGTCCGCAGCTTGGGTATAGTCCGTCGACTGGAAAGGTAGGCGTCAACGGCTTTGTCTTTGGCAAGGATGATTTTGCCAGCGCACTTGAATCTGAACAGTATCTTAACCGTCCGCCTACTCCGTTGCCACGCGATGAAGTGCAAGACTGGGTGCCGCTAAGCGAAGATGGATATAACGCCCTACTGAAAACTATCAAAGAACCGGGGATTTTTGATTTATTTGGGCGGAACGTAGACCTCGGCGTGCAAGGATCTATGCAGTTGGTGGGGTCCGGCCTGCAATTGGTGGGGGCTGAGAAACTCGGATCTGATATTGTTCAGGGTGCGCAACAGCGTATTGAGCAACTGGCTCCGTTTCAAAGAGAGTTTACCGGTATTCAGGACATTGGGGACGTAGGCGAGTTTCTTGTTGCTACCCTCGGACAATTCACTCCGTCCATCATTGAATCACTTGCGACTGGTGGTGTTGGTGCTGGGATAGGTATTGGTGCAAGGGCTACGGCAAAGCAGCTTCTGTCCAAGGAAGCCAAAAAAGCTTTTGCCGAGGATGTCGCAAAGTATCAAGCTGCCAAGAAATTGGGCGATACTGCAACGATGAATGCGCTTGCGCCTGTAGTTAAAGGAAAAGCCGGGTATTACGGCGCCTTGGCGGCTAGCGCGGTCAACAGTTACCGGATCGGCGCGTCGGATGTGTACAACGAACTGCGCCAGCAGGGTGTTGATGCAAATGATGTAGACGCCAAGATGGCTGCTCTGGCTTACGGCTTGCCATACGGCGCGCTTGAAGCGCTGCCCGAGTTCTTTGCGTTTAGCAAAATCCTCAACCCTGCTTCTGTAGCTACAAAACCGTCTATGCGGCGGCGCGTTGCGTCAGGTGTTGCCATCGGTGGATTGGGCGGTGGCGCGACCGAAGGTGGTCAGGAAGCTATCCTCATGGCGGCTGGCGAACAGGTTGCCGGCGCCGACTACTCCGATGAGTACGCCAAGCGTCTGATAAACTCGTTTGCTGCAGGCGCTGCGTTTGGTGGCATTGCGGGCGGCGGAATCAACGCGCTTCAGAAAGTCGATCTACTTAAGTCAACTACGCAACAAGAAACTCCTGCTGCGCCAGAAGCTGCGCCTGCTGCTCCGTTACTGCTGCCTGCACCTGCCGGCACACAGGGGGAACTTTTCTCAGCAGACGCTTTCGGAACTAAGCCGGGACAAATGGAGTTGTTCCCCGAGACAGATCTTGGGCAGGCTCCTGCTGCACCCCGCACAGGACCAGAACAACTAGATCTGTTTAACCAGCCACCTGCTGCGCGTAGAGGCAGGGGCAGGGGTGCCGGTATTTCCGATATGTTTGGGGGTATGGGGCAAGCAATATCGGAAAACTTTTACAAAGGTTGGTATGACACGTTAACTAATGGGCCCAATAAAAGCTCCGCGTTCAAAAAAGAGCCTAAATGGAACATTATAAAACAAGCATTTGACCGGGGTGAAATCCAATCACCTCAGGACCTTAGAAATCTTCTGACTCAGTTAGAAGTTGGAACTCCTGCTGCAACTGTTGCGCCTACTGCGCCTATTGCGCCGCCTGTCGATTACAGCGTCCAGCGCGAACTGGACCTCGGTCCTCCGTTCGGCCCTGATAACTTCCCACGTCCTGCCGCTGGATTGCGTCAGCCGGGATCTGGATTTGATATAACCGGTGTACCCACCGTTGCTCCCGCTGCTCCCGCTGCTCCCGCTGCTCCCGTACAGATGGAGATGTTTACTCCAGAGGGGCTCGGACAAGCTCCTGCTACACCCGTTGCTCCTGCGCCGCCCGTATCCCCTCCTATTCCTAGCTCGCTCAGGGGCGGACAGCTGGATATGTTCAGCTACCAGCAACCATTCGGTACTCCTGCCGGTGCACCGCCCCGAGTTAGTCCTTACATTCTTCGGCGCGGGCGTCGGGGTGTGGATGAACCGCCTCCTGCTGCACCTGAACCTACACCTGAAGTTCAACCTACCGCGCCGGGTGCAGAAGAAATAAAAGCTCGCGGTAGATCGCGTCGGCGACCTGCGCCTGAAGCTGCTGCGCCTGAAGCTGCTGCGCCTGAAGCTGCTGCGCCTGAAGCTGCTGCGCCTGAAGCGGCGGCTCAATCTAATGCGTCTTATGAAGCATATCTAAAAGCACGGGAGCAAGAGCCCGATCTGACTTACGAAGACTTTCTTGAAGAAGATATTGTACGTACACCAAATTATCAAAAAAATCCGCTCGCGTATCTCATGAAAAGAGTTACCAGCGAAACAGATCCAAAAGCAAAACTCTCGTGGGAGACTGGTGTAAATTCTGTTCTTCGTAAATATATAGCAGAAGGCAATAAAGAACGTGAACTAATTAAAGGCGCAATTATTAAAAAGAAAATAAATTTTAGGAAAAAAACTGTAAAAACAAAAGTAAACAATGTTATGACGGCTTTAGAAGCCATAATAAATCATTCTAGTTCTTTAAGCCAGAACCTATTTAATATACTGGAAAATGATAAAACGCTAACCGATTATGAGCGAGAAATTTTTAAGCTTAGCGAGCGTAAGATTGGAAGCGCTGAATATAGATTACGTGAATATCTATTACCTACTAGCAAACTCTATGATCTAGTAAGCGACTTTAAAAATAATGGCATGCAACTTCCTGCCTATAATAAGGTTATAAAAGAAATACTTAGTAGTTATGATGCGCTTGCCGGTATGCTCGATCAATTTGCAGCATCGCAAGACATCGATCCTAATCCTCCCGGTGGTGGCGGTGGAGGGGTAACCAAGATTCGTAAAGAAGCTGCGGCTAAACCTGCTGCGCCTGAAGCTGCTGCGCCTAAGGGAGAAGCACTAAAGGAAAAACCTAAGGGTGCCGCAGTAGATGAAAACGATGGCGCTGTCAGAGTCGGACGAGAAGCAGGGCTGCGTTATGTAGAATATCAAACGTCCGTACTAGCTATAAATGAACGACTGCAATTCGCCATTGAGGATTCTGATAAAGCTGTCCGCCTGTTTGATAAAAACCCTGCGGCTGCTATCCGTAGCATTGCGCAAAATGTCATAGCAGCTGTCGGCAATAGAAAATACGCGGTCTCCAATACGCTTAAGAAACTCAAGACAGACTTGGAAAATCTTGCAGCCCGCGCCAGCGCTGGTGAAGACACTAATGTCTTGAAACAAGAGTTTGAAGAACTTGTCAGCCAATTAAAAAATGAATACGCCGCGTTTAGAAAGAGAGAGGCAGCCCTTGTCCCTAAAGAGCGAGGCCCAGCGCCGGTGGCTGGAGCAGAACAACCCGCAGCTGCTGGAGCAACTGCTGGCGGAAGGCGAGCCGGGCCAGCTGCCCGAAAGGGCGCCGCCGAAACAGGACCCGCTAAGGATCAAGGGGTTCCCAAAGAAGCGCCTGTTCGACAGATCAAGACTTTAGAGCAGGCGCAAGAAGCGCTTGTTGCACACGCCACTAACCCAACACTTACCGCCACGATAGCGGGTAGCGAGCAGTTTGCTAATGCCGCGCTGAAGATTGTAGACGCTGCGTTCTTCGATACAACTTGGGACGCTACCGACAAAAAGAAAGCTGAGAGAGAAGCTGTTATTGATCGGCTGAATACTCTGATACTAAACGAACAACAGCGCAAGTTGTTCAACGCAGCATTCTTAATTAAGCTCAATGCGCCAGCAAGAGAATCTATACAAGCCCGGGCTAACACGGGGAAATTTAAGGGACGGGAACGTCCTTGGTATACGTATGCTAAATTGCACGGACTTCTGGCGGGCATACGCGAAGGTATAAGAGTAACAAACATACCTGAAGCAGATAAAAAAAGTGGTGTAGCTGCTGGGGTAAGCGAAGAAGCGTCCAAAGTACGACCGGCTGATCCTGAAAACCAACCGGTGCAGGATGATACTATAGATCTAACGTCTGGCAAACCAAAACGTGCGATAGATTTTCTCGCCCGCGCTCTGGAGATTCAGTACAACAGTTCTGTAATGCCAGAGCTAACTGGTAGTAAAAGATCAAACGCAGTAAAAGATTATATAAACGATGCGATAGATAGTTATGATCCTGCTATCGATGGAGGCGAATCGTTCCTAGGAAGCCCGCTTAGTTCTTTCCAGCAAAAAGATGGGAAGCTTGAATACAAAGCGCTCGAAAAAGCAATAGCCAACGCAAGCAAAGGAAGTTTCATCCGCACGGATGGACGTGAGATCAAGACCGCTGTTGACTGGATCAAGTCCAAAAATACGGTCAATAAAATCCTTGCCAAACTGCATGTCAAACCAACAGCCCACGTATACAAGAACCTCGAAGCTCTCCGTCGCGCCAACCCGGATCTCTACAGGCGCGCTGATGCGGCGCGTACCGATGGCGCGTTCGCCACGACGCCCTTTGCTGGATACTCGTTTGGCAACGAGATCATCATCCTCACGGACCAGATAAAGACAGAGCAGGAACTGAAGTTTGTTCTGGCCCATGAAACGCTGGGCCACTTCGGCTTGCGTTCAATCATGACAGACAAGGAACTTAATGACGTTCTGTTTAAACTGCTTAACGAAAACCAGAGCTTCCAAAGAAAAGTCCTGCGTCACGCAGCCATATACAAAGACTTTACTGACAAGGCTCGCGATGCGTTCCTGACTGCGAAGAATAAGAATTTCTACGAAGCCACGAAAATGCCTGCCGGGTTCAACATGAACCTGATAGAAGCTGCGGAAGAAGTGCTAAGCGACTATGCAGCAGAACTCGACAACAACATACTGTTCAGAGTGTGGAATGCCATCAAGGATGCGCTCAACAAGATCGGCATTAAGTTCGGCGATGAGACAGCGCGCTATTTCATAAGGCAAGCCGGACGCTATCTCAGGACCGGCGACACGACATTCATCAGCCCGGCTATACTTGAGCAGAACATGCGGAAACTGGCGACTGAGGCTGTTATTGGTCGCTTTTCTGCTAGCCCACAGCCTAGCTCCGTCTCGGCTGCCATCGCTGGGGCTGTGGATCTCAAGACGGAAGTGGCTGCGGACAACACGCTGTCCAAACGCTTGCCCCGCTCGGCCTCTGCTGCGGTCACGTCCAGTCGCCAGCTGTTGCGCTTCCTTGGGAAAGGGACGTCCAAGATACTGGAAAAAGTCCAGTCTCTCGACAGTATCGGGGACCTTAGCCAAGGTATTAATGAGCTATATAATCTATTCAAAGAGCAGTCGTCCTTTACGCAGCGGCTTCTTCAGAAGTACAACAACCTTACAAAGAAGACTCAGTCTGCGGCGTTCGCCACGAACGAACAGCGGCTGCTGGCCGGCAAGATGGCGGCGTTCTTCACGCTCTACAGGCAGAACCGTCTTACGGATAAAGCAGAGCAGGGTAAGCTCGACAAGATCGGGGAGATAGGGGACATCTCTCAAGGCTTCTTCGTGTTCAACACAAAGAACTTGGACGAAGTCCTTGGCATGGCCAAGCCTGACATAGAGATGTTCAAGAAGGGCTTTGAGGTAAATGTCTCTGCGGAAGCTGCTCAGCTTAAAGTACCGCAGACCGCTCTCAAAATGCAGGCGATACCGGGCCTTACTGAAGATAGCAAGGAATGGATTATCTTCAACGAACTGCTTGCAGTCGAGCAGGAGAAGACCAAGGACATACTTCAGTCCAAGTACGAGCGGTATCTCGAACTCATAAAAGAAACTAACGACAAGTTCGCAAGGATACAGACGGCGTCCAAAGCGCCGTTGACCCCGGACCAGCTCAAGTTCTTCTACGATCTGCGCGACAAGTACATGGAGCTTATCCATCTCGCCGAGAACGACAAGGGCAAACTCGAAGTTGTTTCACTGCCCACCGCCAAGACTATCGGCAGGGGTATGGAGTTTGTTGTCGAAGTGATGATGGCCTTGCATGACAAGGCTAAGGTCAAGGACTGGGCGGAAGGCACAGCGGATACGCCTGCTGCCAAATACTATAAAGATCCTGCGTTCAAACATATCGTCGACAAGATTCCCGAGATGAACCAGCTTGGGATCACAAAAAGTCATCAGATAGGGTTCATCAAACCTATCTTCACCAACTTGGCTGCTGAAGAGCAGACATTGGTACTGGCGGAACAGAACGCCAAGCGCACTATTGGTATGGGTTACGTGCCGCTGCTGCGCAGGGGCAAATGGAATGTCAGGCTGGAAGCGTACGATCCTGACACAGGCAGGGTCGTTACTATTGGTGATGGCATCAGGTCACAACTTCCGTTCTACATGGCGGCGGACGAAGACGAAGCAACCATGATTGCTTCCCGGCTGTCTGTTTTTGAGAACCGGGAGTTCCTGCTCCCGACTGATGACTATGCTCGGGATAACTACTCAGAGAAATCTGTAACGGTGAAGTTCCGTGTCACTACATCCGAGACGGCCAAGAACCCGCCGCTTGGTCATGCCATAGACTTCAGCGACTTCCTGCGGGCGCTGACCAAGATCAACGTCAACCTCACTGCACAGGAGCAAGTCAACGTCATACAGGCGCTGACGGGTATGGAAGACGCCATCCGCCGCGTTCTTCTGCGTTCTGGTACGGTTGGCTGGGACCCGGATATTATACAGAGCGTGAGTATTGACACGCAGACCGGGGCACATGTTGCATCCAAGAACCGGTACTCGTTCCGCACCGACGAGATCATGTCCAACGACAAGAACTGGAGGGGCGACAGGGAACTGCTCAAGCGACTGGAGCGGGAACTAGAAGACGCAAAGGCGAGTGGCAACCAAGCACTGGTAACAATTGCGGCTCAGCGTTATGCTGAATATGCTTACCGCTATGTACACATGGCGGACAGGAAGCCCAACGCTCCCGAGATAATCAAGATCGGCAATGAGAAACTAGAGACCAAAGGATATGGTGAGCGGTATCGGGACGAAGCCAAGAGACTGCTTACCTTCTACGCGCAGTCTACTAATATCATAGACAGCACACAGGGGTTCCTGACAGAGACGGCGGCTCCGCTCAAGAACTTTGCAGTCCTGCTGCAACTGGGTATGAATTTCTCGTCTGCCCTGCTCAACCTCGTAACTATCGTATTCAACGTCATCCCGTACCTTGGCACTCATAACGCCCAGCGTGGTTACGGTGGTGGGTTCGGCCTGACTGCGGCGTCTCAGGAAGTTATCCAAGCTCTGAACCAGCTGAGGGATTTTGTCTTCAATGACGCAGAGTCCCTGCGCCAGATGATCGACAAAAATGAGTACGGCAAATACGGACTTACGTTTGATGAAGCTGTGTTCCTTCTCAACCAAACAGAAGAAGGCAACCTCCAGCCGGCGCTGACCAACACGCTTCTTCAGACCGCACGCGGTGGCGTCAAGTCAAACATCCAAGCTAAAGCCGAAAAAGTTTGGATGGGTATGTTCACTTATACTGAGCAGCTCAGCCGCAGAGCAACCGCTCTTGCAGCGTATAGACTGTATAGAAAACGCGCTGTTGCTGCTGGAATACCTGAAGCCGAATTTACCGCAAAGAATAAACTGGCGCTTCTCCAGAGCGAGGCGTTCAAGGATGTCTACAGGCAGGCTGGAACAGCAGTCGATAAAACTAACGGCGACTACAGCCTTTACAACAGACCGGAACTTTTCCGTAACCACTTCACGCAGTTCATCTTTATGTACAAGATGATCGTGGTCATAACGGTGCAGATGGTTGCCGCCCTGCCCCTCAAAGGGAAGATGTATTATCTCGCGGCTGTGCTGATACTGGCTGGGTTCAAAGGTCTTCCGTTTGCAGAGAACTTGTTTGATCTTATCGACACGCTTGCGCAGTTCTTTGATATCCCGCTCGGCAGCATTGAAGCTGCGGCTCTGGAAATGCTGGAAGGAATAGCACCGGGGCTTGGTGCAGTTGGTATGAACGGGCTCGCCAACCTTGCTGGGCTGGATATCGCAAGCAAGACAGGCATGGGGGCCCCCGTCCCTGCAATGGGCATAGCCCGCGCAGGCGCAGACACTGGCCGCGAACTTATGGAGCTTGCTGGTCCTGTCTTCTCCGCCATGTACGGTACGCTTGATACAAGCTTCCAGCTGGCGCACTGGGGGGCTGCTCAACTGGGTGTTGGGTATGAGAAAGCTACCTTGCCCGAGATCCTGCGTAACGCTCCATCGTCTGGCATCAAAGGGTTCGCGGATGGACTTACCTATCTCAGTGACGGACGTATAACGGACGCGAAAGGTAGGGTCGTTTCAAACGATGTCTCAATGACGGTCATCATTGGCCGCATGCTTGGCTTCTATCCAACAGAAGCAGCGAATAGCAACACAGCGATCCGGCTTAGCACATATGCAGCAGACTACGCCAAGGCACTCAAAGCCGACTTCCGTTCCAGATACGTGCAGGCTTACCTCAAGAAAGACTATGCCCGTATGCGCGAAACTCTGGAGGATGTACGCAGGTTCAACGAGGGAGCCAGAGGCACGGAGTTCTTCATCCGTGACTTCGAGAGGAACGCAATCAAGTCAGCCAAGGAGGCTGCGACACCCGCCGCCGCACGTTATCTCAAGGTCGCCCCCGAGGCTTCCAAGGGTATGGTCGAAGACCTGATAAACATCTACGGACTTGACGAAGGCACAGAGTGAAGCTGACCTAGCGTCAGGTCCATGATGGATGCTTCGGTGTCGTCGATGATACCGACAAGGCGCGGATGGTTGAGGTTCACTCCTATAACGTAGGTCTGTGCAGTCTTGGCGACTGTGTCTTTGCCAAGATAAGCCTTGCCACTCTTCGGACTGGCAATGACATTCTCAGCGTTGAGGTCCTGCAGTACAGTACGGTAATCGTACCGCTTCTCTGCGAGCCAACGACGGAAGTGGACGCGGTCCATGAGCATGGTACCCTTGTCGAACCTGTCGTTAAGCGACTTCCTGTAGAGGTCCAGCCTTATACGTATGTCCTCCCGGGGCATGCGCAGGTGGTCTGCCTGCGGCTTCATCCCTGCTGTATGCATAACGGTCACAAGCACAGACGCATGGTCGTTGACGTACTCGGAGATCAGGTCAAACGTGTCGCGCTTGATGTCGGCCACAGCCTTGCGTATCGCTCCCAGTTGTATGAGCATCCACTCTATGCAGCGTTCGTACTTGAACGGCACAAGGCCCCAGCTGTGGGCAAGGTGGAAGGCCATGTCGGCAAGCACAACCGCCGCCTCCCAGTATCTCTCCTGCCCGCCAAAGCTGGCTTTGTATTTCTTTTTGAACAGATCATAGTGCCGGTTAATCATGTCCTTGAGGGACTGCGGTCCTAGCTCCAGCAGCTTGGACACAAACGCCCGGCCTATGTGTCCGTAGTTATTATGTATATGGTTGTAGATCATCTTGCCTGCGTTGCTGTCCCGGGAGAACAGCGGATGCGATGGTATGTTTATCTCCAATAGTCTGGCCATCTGGGCTTCTGTCTCTGAGCCCGCAGAGATCAGCATCGATGCGATGCTTGTGTTGGTACTGAGTACAACAGGTATGAAGTAAGGCTTGCTGTCGCGCTCTTCAGTGTTGCGGTTAAGGCGGATCTTGTCTGCGCCCTGCGTGACTGAGTACAGGAAGTCCCCTATGTCTTTGGGGTTCATCATAGTCGCTTCGTCTACAGTCATCGGCATGTTGCGGTAGAGCGACATACGGTTAAACAGCGCGTTGATTGTGAACTTAGAAGTGAAGTGCAGCTTGTCCGGGTTGCCCCAAAGGCTCTGGCCCCACAACTGCGTCAGGGTTTTGCCGCCGCCAGTGGGTCCGTTGAGCGAGACAGTCAGCCCCTTGAGACCGGTGAACTCGTAGAGCGGGGCGCTTAGCATGACGCCTATGGCGAACATGTGCCATGGCATATCTGCGCGTTCGAGTACTGCGAGCCCGTCCACCTGCGCCTTAAGGCTGCCCTTGGTCTCCCACAACTCAGAGCCTTGGCGTTGCATGGGTGCAGATAAAGTGATCTGCTCTTCCTGTGCGGACCCACTCTCGTCAAGACGTATTACAGAGTCGCCCATGACAAACTGGGAGAAGTCTTCTTTCCAGCCCATTGACGAATACAGGTTCGTCATACGGGTAGTTTTCTTTAAGCTATCTAGATAGGACCGCAGCATATACTGGAAACTTTCTGTCAGCTTCTTGTGCTGGAATATAATACCCTGATCCGCCAGTGCAGTAGCAAACTCCCTGTGCCCATCAGTCAGTAGCGCCTGCCTGAGTACAAGCGGTTGCCATCCTACATGGGATCTGTCCCACATAAACCGCGCAACTTCATAGCCCAGCATCTCGTCCTTGCCATAGCTTGTAGGGTAGATGTCGAAGCTACATACGTCTGTGTCGACGCCGTCGATAACCATCTTGATGCCCTGCGCCGTGCGCTTGAACGGCTTGGGAAGCGGGACTGCCTGCGCTATGGGGTCGGGTGCTGCGCTCTGGTCAACTTCTTTATAGGTCTGCCCTGTATGGACAGGCGATGCGATACGCCCCTTCAGCCTGCAACTTTTACATCCGTCAGGGTTCTCGCTCTCGAACTTGGTGCAGAGTGTCGGGCCGGTGGCGTTCTTCTTCCACTGCTCCAGCTTACGCAGAGTCTCCACATGAGAGAACTCGGGGTGCCCCTTGCTCCACTCTATGGCTGTCTGTTCGGGGTTCTCGCAGTGCGCCGCCACGCCTATAAGAGCATACCACAGGGGCTCGGGCACGCTCTCTGGTTTAGAGACTGCGTCCTTAACCTGCTGGCATTTGGACATGATGACGGACGCAACACCCAGCGGGTGGTCAGTCTTTACAGCCAAGTTATCCAGTAGTGTAGTCTTGCGGGACGGTTGTGCCTGCGGTGGGGGGGCTACACCTGAAGCGCCGAGAGCCCGGGCGAAGTCGAGTGGGTCGACGTCTGACGCATCGCGTAATAACTGAGCCTTCTTGCCGCTGTTCCTGTTGGTTATGCCGACAGCACGCAGCACACGGGCGCTGTCCTCTGTCACTGCCGGGTCGATTATGATATGCCTTGCGGCGAGTATCTTGAGCGCAGACGCCAGAGGCTGCCACTCCTCGGGCGTCAGGTCGCGTGTCATTACCCAGTACATGTGCAGACCATTGCCGCTGAACACCATCAGCGGATCTGGCAGTCCTGTCTTGGTTATGAACTGGGCGACAGCTACGCCTGCATCCTGCAACGTGGCATAACTATTGCGTAGCTCCCCGGCTGCGTCGTACTTGCCGACATCTACATCGAGGGCGATGACCTTGGTTGCTTTGACATTTGCTTGCTTCCTCCCCTTCTTTTCTATAAAAGATGATATCGCGTAGTAGGTATTTCTCCCCATCTCGTCCATGCGAACGGAGATGCTAGCCAGTTCTTCGACTGTTGAGAAAAAACCGTGCTGCCTGTTGTCCACATTGAAGGCACAGTAATACCCAGAAGACGGAAGAACTCGCCGGAAGAACTCCAGCGTGTCCATTTGCGAGCCCTTTCGTGCGAGGGGTGCTACCCCTCGCACAGTAAGCTGAGTTATTTAAGAAGCTCAAGTAACTTTTCGAGCCTTTGATTAGGCTCCATGGCTATCACGTGTGGCTGTGGCCAGCTGTGAGTAGTCATCACATTGAGAAGACCACGAAGAGTGTTCTTCACCTGTATCACATTGTTTTTCCTGACAGGTTTCCCTCTGACCCAGTTGTAGTAAGTCACCCGGCTTACTCCCAGCAGCTTCGCCATATCCGAAGTGTTGAGAAGCATATGCCTGCGCAAGCTTTCTACTTTATTGAAGTCGACAGGAGCGTGCTCGAACTTAGTCATCGCTCGCCATCCCCGCCAGCAGAGATGTGATATCATCAACCAGAGACGAACTGGCCTGAGGCTCAGGGGTCGCGACCTTGGCCGGACGCCCGCGTTTTACAGCAGCGCCAACCCCACCATCACTATTGCCGCTATCGCCAGTGCTAGCTGGACTAGGGCGAACCACAGAAAGATTGGCAGGAGGAGCCAGCACACTGGCCTGAGAAGCAAATCCTCTCTTAGCTTGAGCGGGTGCGGGCGGCGGAGGCGGGGGCGGCGGAGGCGGGGGAGCAGGAAGGACCGGGGCCGGGCTGGGAAGTCCTGCGTCCTGATGCGTTGACCCTTCGGCTTGTCCTGTGACATTCATTACCTCCTCGCTATCCAGAAGAGGAGCAGTCAGGTTCTGCGCTTCTTCGTTGATGAACCCGCCAAACTTGAAGTTAAGCTTGGGGAAACTGGCGTCCGTATCAAAGCCAACCACTGTACGCACGATCTCTACAGGAATGCCACGGGATGACAGTTCCTTCTGGTACTTGCCCAGTCCCTGCAACGCAGCCGGTGTAACTTCCAGCAGGTAGACCGGACCACCGGGGTCATCCGCTGCGACCACAGCGAGACGCTTCTTGTCAGAGCAGGCTTTGATCTCCTTGCCCTGTGCAGTCACCTTCGAGCCCCATGCATTCTGGGGGCAGCCCTGACACATGTCATGCTGCGGGTTAGCTGCGTCAGGATGAGGACGGATGCCGTCCATGGACCAGCAGTCAGGCGAGGCAGGCTCGCTCTCAGGCGACCACTGTGCAGCGTAGTAGGTCTTGGACAGGCGGGGGTTAGCACCCACGATGATGACATCAAGAGTCAACGTGTTCAGTACAGTCTCGGTCTTGCCTTCCACAATGCGGAACCGCGAGCCTTTGATACTGATCTTGGGGATGATGTCTGTGCTGCCACCGATGCCACCGCTCAGCGCCTTGCTCAGGGATGAGGGTGCGCCGATCCTGTTGGCCAGATGGGCGGGGATGTTGACGTTAGCCGGAATAAGATTGGTCATGTTATGCCTTTCTGTCATGATGCCGCAGGTTTGCGGACGCTTACTTCTAGTTTCGTACCGTAGTTAATTCCGGGAGGAACGGCGCGGTGCATCTCGATGTACGCACGCACTGCCATCTTGCTGACACGCTTCTCCAGCATGTCGTAGGCTCCGTTAGTTTTGATATGTGCAAGCACGGCGTCCCAGTCTGCCACGTTGGCGAAGTCGACTGTGGTCAGGAAAGCTGTGCCGTTGTCTGTCTTGAAGCTGGTTACTCCTGTCTCTTCCGCCTTAAGTTTCAGCCATGCTTCAAGTTTATCCATGTTAGCTTCTATAACAGATAGTCTTTCTTTTGTTTCGGCCTCTATGGCCTGCTTCTTGGCGCGCAGTTTGAGGTACCCCTCAATGACGCCATCAACTGTCAATGTCATATCGCACCCCTTTGTTGCTGTATGAGATCCAGTAGGACACCCTGCACGCTCTGCTTGTTCTTAAGTCTTTCGTACATCCGGTGTTCTAGTTCTGTGGCCTCTATGTGTATGATGTTGGATGTATACTTCTTGCCTATACGTTCGATCCTCCCGCATGCTTGGACATAAGTCTCGTTGCTGTTGATCGGCCCATACCAGATGATGGTCCGCGCCGCAGTCAGTGTCAGCCCGTGCGCCATGGTGGCGGGGTGGGCGATAAGTATGTGTGGGTCCTTGTGGTTCTGGAAGTTATGGAAGATCACGTCCCGCTTGGAACTTGGCACCTCCCCATTGACCACGCCCACAGTATAGTGCTTGCCGAGTTCCTCCTCTAACATACGTAACGTGCCTGTTAAGGGCACAAAGATAATGACTTTATCCCCGACCTCTTCGATCAACTCCTTGACTGCGTTGACCCTAGGCGCACAGTCCAGATGGATGTGCTTGCCGTCTTCTCCGTAGGCTACGCCACAACATATCTGTATTAGTTTCAACGCCTTGACTGCGTCGTTCGCAGCAGTGATCTGCCCTCCTGCCAAGTCTGCCATCAGCGTCTTCATCATGCTCTTATAGTGCTTCTCCTGCTCGCTCGTCAAGCTAACTTTACGAGTTTGTATAACTGTTTCGGGCAGGTCGAAGCACTCGTCACGGGTGAACCGCACGCTTGGCTGCAACATCTGGCTTGCAATCTCGGTAGCTTCGGGGCGAGGGACCATGCGGTATGGACCCACCCTCTGCATAACCTTCTCTCTGAATGCTGTGTAAGGCATGTTACACATAGGGCTGTCGATCAGGCGGGCCAGCGCCCATGCATCAGTAGGTTCGTTGGGTGTAGGCGTCCCCGTCATGAGCCACGCCCACGTCTGTGGGTTCTCCTGCAGCCACCGCCTGAACGCCTTGAACTTCTTGGTCCCCGGGTTACGCAGCACTGCGGCCTCGTCGACAATGACAAGATCAAACATACCATGCGCAGCATCGGCTATGATCTGGAACCCATCATGGTTGACGATGTAGAAGTCTGCGTCAGCTTTGAGCAGCTTCATGCGGCGCTCGGAAGTGCCGTGCAACGTCACCGCTTTACGGTGAACAAGTTCGGTAAAGATAGCATCACCCCACACCCGCTCAAGTGTGGACAAGGGAGACACAATAAGAACCTTACGGATCTCGTTGCGTGTCATCAGGTAGTCAGCAGCCCACAGTGCGCTGATAGATTTGCCTGTGCCAATCTCGTTGAGCACAAGCGCACGCTTATGCAGGGTCAGGAACTCAGCAGTCTTGCGCTGGTGTTCGTAGGGTTTGAAGCGCCCGGGCCAGTTGTAGTAGTAAAGTATTGGGGATGGGGCTCTGATGCCTAGGTTTCTTAGTACTTTGACTTCATCAAGTTTATGCGGGACAATCGTCAGGTCTATCCCGTCTTTATGCAGCAGTCTTGCTGTTGGTATGGTAGATAATACTCGTCCCGGGTTGTTAAGTTTCAGAGCTAACGCTTTGGCTGGCTCGACGACAATCATGGATAAACTCCCGCACTTTTTCTATGGTCTCTTCATCATAGACTAGGAACCATGCGCCGCCTGCGTCGTGTATGCGTTTAGCGCAGAGTTCCTGTAAGGCGGTCGGCTTCTTGCTCTTGTCCGCTTTACATTCTATCCCGACAAACCTCCCGAAAACACACGCAACCCTGTCAGGTATGCCAGCATGCCCGTACGGACCCGCTTGCGGCGCGAAGAACCAGACGCGCTCAGTCTTGAGCATTGTATCCAGTAGCTTCTTTACGCGGTTTTCGGGAGTTGATCGGCTCATGCCTGTTCCTTAGACCGGGGTCTGCGGCTCAGTCCAAGTCTGGCGATACGGGAGTTTACACTAGACGACTTTTTGCCCAGTGCGAGAGCTATCTCCCGAGCGGTTTTGTTAGCTTCCCACATTTGCTTGAGCGTCTCGTCGTCAGCTGCACTGTAGGAAGCGCGGGCTACCTTGGAGTTGTTCCCCGCAGTTACTCCTGATGCTTTGGCCAGCTGGTTGACAAGATCCCGCACTTTCTTTTCGGCTGCGTGTACTTGTTTATCTAAGCTTTCCCGTTGAAGCTGAGCGAATTTAAGTTCGTTCGTAGCCATTTTAAGTTCTGAGTATAGTGTCTCGATATCCATTTTTATTTCCTTGCATACAGGCAGAAAGATCTGCACGGGCAGGATTTACAGAGCCCACTTGGTTTTGCGGGCCATACATCATGCACGAATGCTTCTTCCACTCTGTTGGTTTTAAGTTTAATAGTTCTAACTAGTTGTTCGTACTCGCTCCGCTTGTAGTTATACGGATCGATCTTCTTATCTGGCAACCAGAAAAACCCGGCGTCTATGTTTTCTATATTCTCCCAGTGAGCGAACACCATTACGGCTGCTACTAGAAGTTGAAAAGGGTCGGGTCGTCTTTTGCCAGTCTTCCAGTCTAGTACGGTAGCTTTCGAATTGTCAACAACTAATACATCGATCTGACATCGAAGCCACGTGTCGTCGCCCATCCAAGATGTGGGCAAGAAATTTTTATTCAATGCAAGTTTGTTCTCTGGTAGAAGTTCTCCGCTAGAGTTAATGAGTTTATCGCATACAGTCGTGAATTTATCCAGATCTGGTGGCAGTTCCTCCTCTTTAAGTAGTTTCTTTTCCAAGGCTTTATGCACGCGCTCGCCGTGCAGTTGCGCCTCCCCGGTCTCTTGTCTTACCTCCCGGGATATTCGTTCGTGGTAGTATCTTTTAGGGCAGTTATCAAAAAGCTTGAGGGATGAATACGAATGCGCCAGTGTTTCGAGTGTGGTCATAGCTCATCCGTTCTCTGTTATACGCACTTGGTGCTTGGCGTTCTGCTCCCCTATGAAAGTGTTCAACTTGTTGACCGCCCGGAGATAATTGTTCCAAGCGTTTTCTTCTGCAACGGATGCTGTATATATACCTCCTGACTCAAGCCACCAGCGTTCCGCTATCTCCCACTCTTCCCATGCTTTGTCAGCTTCGAGTTCGAGTTTATCTCTAGTTGTAGTCATCGAAGATCCCCTCTTCCAGTATCTTATCTTTGAGAAATTCCATCAGGTATGCAAAGACTTCAGGGTACTTTATCTTTGTAGAAAACAACGCGACTGAATCCCCTGTAGTAACCACGAGCACCACGTCCCCTATGCTTTTTGCTTCGGACACGTATGCGTATGCGCTAGTGAGAACTTCTTTAACCTGAGAGCGCCGATCAAAGTCTACGTTGATAACATTATCTACTTCTTCGTCTGTCACTTAGCGTCTCCATAATACTTAGCAGTTGCACCTTCACACGCTACAGGCAGATCCGCCGCCCATGCAGGGGGCGTTGACATAATATCCATCATATATGCAAGTCCTTCTTTTGCTTCCTTCTCTGGTATAATCGCAACGAGTTCGTCGTGCACCTGCATGACAACCTTGTACTTTTTGCTGGCGTTGATGCGTATCCATTGTTCCTTGATGATTATGGTAGCCAGCGCCTGCACAAGGTTCTCAATGACCTTCCCTCCGTAGATGTACTTCCACGGTTGGTCGTCCATGTCTTCGCCGGCCAGCCTTGCATTCATGATTGCCTTGAATGCGTTGGGCATAGCGCAGTAGCCAAACCCGTTCTTGGTGTGGCGCAGCAGAGGGTATTGTAAAGACATGCCGTTCGGCAAGCGTATAGATTTATCTTCGCAAACAAATTTATTGGCGAGCACGAAGGACTGGTTACGATCCAACATCTCCAGTGCTTTCCCCGCCTGCCACCATAGCCCTGCGATACGGTGGTTAGTCTCACGGTACTTATTTACAATGCGCTGGCACTGTTCTTTGGACAGGTTGATCTTCTTGCCCATCGCCCCAGACGCAAGGATAAGTTGCAGCTTGACCCATCCGAGCCCGTACCCCAGACCAAGGATGCAGACCTTGCCTAGGAACCTCTCCGTCTCGTCCGCCTTGGTGATTGGTCGGTCGTAAAGTTTAGACGCGAACTCGCTGTACACATCCCGCTTGTTACGGAACGCATCGACGATGGCGTCCTCACTGGCCAGCCATGCCAGCACCCGCGCTTCTATCTGTGAGCTGTCCACCACACCAAAGACATGTCCCTCCGGTGCACGCATAGCCCGCCTGATAGCACCCTTACGTGGCAGGTTCTGCATGTTCAGCTTGTCGCCACCAGAGAACCGCCCTGTGTGTGCGCCATAGTAGTGCAGCATAACAGGCAGGGGGCCACGCTCCTGCACCCCGAGCAGCGCTTCGGTTCTGGTCTCGTCGAGCGTGCTCTTAACGCCAAGCCTTGCAGCCACGACGTTCTGCACAGTCAGGTTCTCATGGTTGAGCAAGTCAGTAAACTCTAGGTCTGTCTTGCTGAAGGCGAACGTGTTCTCGTTTGTAGTGGGGCTGACCTTGGTCGGCGGCTCGACGCCCAGATCCAGCAGCAGGTGCGCCAGCTTCTGGTTAGACATGAGATCTTCCTGCGTAACGCCCTGTTCTGCGAGCATCGACAGGAGGTTAGCCTTGTGGTCCCTAACCGTGCTGAGGTGCGTGGCCAGCCTCTCCCTGTCCAGTTCAATGACCGGCTCAGTGTATAGCCTTAGGGCTGCGTCGATGGCGGCGAGTTCACTGGCGGGGTAGTCCTTGGCCAGTACCTTGAACAGCTTGTACGTAAGCTCGACGTCGTTGATGCAGTAATCGCCATACTTGGACAGTTCGTTGGGTGTAAACTCAGCGCGGCGTTTACCCAGTGCGTTCACAACCTCCACACCCTTGGCCCCTAACCCGAACGCATTGACGAGGTTCGCCAGCGATATGCTCTGGATAAGTCCGACCTTAGCCCGGGCCATGGACAGAGTATCCAGCCAGAGCTTTGGTTTTATTCCAAACTTCCACGACAGAATAGCCCCGTCGAACGCAGCGTTGTGTGCGAGTATGGCCTTGTCGGAGTAGTCAAGCCCAGTGAGTACGCGCCCGAAGTTCTCCCCGCTATACCAGTCTGTGGCGTAGTTGTTTATCTTAACCCCAACCCCGATGATCTCGAACCGAGGGTCACGGATATAACTCTCCGTCGTCATCTTCGATAAACTATATGTCTTGTCGTAGTAGGTCTCGAAGTCTATGGTAACTATGTCCATTATCTATCGCCTTCCTCACGCCATGACCGAGTAGATCGGTGCACGCTGACCGAACCTAGCCCGGGCGTACATGGCCAGCGCATACTGCGTATGCTGACTGGCTCGCTTGCAGCACTGGCATAGCCCTCCGGTGCGGGCCGGTTTCTTTTCTACGTAAAGGATAGCCTGTATAAAGCCCACGATACCAGCGGCCCAGCTATAAGCAGGCGGGTCCAGCAGAGACAGCCGGCAGTCATTGTCCGTTACAGCCCACATCCTGTACGCAAGCGTAACTCTAGCCTTTGGGTTGGTGCGATGGTGCATGAGCGCGATCAACGCCCTCATGAGTTTGTCTGCGAGACGGTTCTTCACTCGATAATCCATAAGCTTTCTCCCTCAGATCATTAAGTTGATATACCAACGCCAGACGCTGACGCTGCATGTCCTCCGCTGTGTCGCTGAGTTGTTTAATCTCACGCTCCAGCCGCTCAATCTCTTCCAGTAAACCTGTAGTGTTCTGCAATCTGACACCTGTTTTATAGAGGCTGCTCTCAGGGTTCTGCATCGCACGCACATGCGCCTTGACGCCCCACATAATAGTCGTGTGGTCCCACCCTCCGGTGTTGCGAGCGATCCAAGGATAACTTCGCCCGTATAATCTCAATAGATACCACATGTATTGACGTGGTATGACCGTCCGCTTGGACCGGTCCTTTAGCCTGAGCATATCGTCTGTAAAGTAAGGGAAGGATCGTCTGACCCGTGTCATAGCTTGTTGAATGATCGGGCCAGACGCAACCATACCTAATCGTCTCCGTAAAGTTTATCCCACACTTCTGATCGGGCGCGAGAAGAAGCGCCGTTACGCAACCAATGAAGGCACGCAACGGTCGCTTCTGTTACTTGAGCCCGCCTTAAGGTACACTGCCCTCTCCACAGGTTGTCAATCTTTTTCTCAGCGGAGAAGAACGTGCACCCTACGCAGCGCTTGGTCACGGGTTAGACCCGTGTCTGAGCGGCGACCATGACAAGCTCAGTCATGGCGCTGTCAGCAGGCGTCGCTGGCAGCTGTTTAGCCTTGGGTTCGGACGTCTTACGAGGCGCACGCTCAACCCGTTCAGCCATCTTGTCGAGGTGGTTAGGGTTGATGAACGCCCTGATAGCAGGCATGTTAGCCACAGCCTTGTTGAGTGAAGGCTGGTTCTGCAGGTAGTTCTGCAGCGTAGCAATATGCCGCCGCGTTTCTGCATTGTACTCTACTATTTTATCAGCATACGCCCTCGCTGCACAGTATGCGTCACGTATGCTCTCGTGGATCTCCGTTATCTCACCAAGGGCTTTGAACTCCATCGCGTCTTGGCTGAGGGATATATTACCAAGAACAACGGGTTGACCCGACCTGATAATACTCTGGTGGCCGGGAGATAGAAGCGCATAGACCGTCTTAGCCGGCTCCCTCTGATTATACCCGTTAATCTCAGAAGCAGTGATGAAAGTAACAACACTCGTGCCGGCGAACCTGATATGTATCTTATCAATCATCGCCGGACGATACCGCGGGGGTAACTGATCCAGCTGCGCCTTGAGGGTGTCAGGCACCATCCAGTTATACAGATCTGCGAACGCCTTCATGGGACGCGCAGCCTCAAGCACGGCGAGTTCAGGTTTACGCAGCTGGACAAGGTTACGCGACATGCTCTCGATAACCAGCTCAGTCATACGAACAATAGCCATGTGTCAGTCTCCTTTGTGTGTGATTAGTCGATGCGGATAGTGCGGCCCCAAGGGGCCTTGGCGTCAGTTGTAGACGCCCACAGCACGGGGTAGCCCGGCTGAGGACCATAGTCGCTGCACTCAAGGTCAGTCAGGACGACGCAGCACACGGGGTCTATGCCGTCCGCGTCAACCCGCCGGAAGATAGGCGAGAACGCCGTCCCTCCCGACTCGGTTATGTTGATGACCATATCGTCCGCGTTCTCGTAACTGTCGACGCGGAACACTGTGTGGTGGAAGTACGCAATATGTATACGCTTAGGCTGGATGTCCTCGCATAGCGCACGCACATGCGCCATGAACTTGTCGAGCAACTCAGGACTGACTGACCCTGAACAGTCGACTGCTATAACTAGCTCGCCGATAGCCTCACTGTAGGTGGCTGGTCTATACATACCCGCAGCAGCCATGCGTCTGGACGGACGCGACCATGTGCGCTGGTCACCCATCGCACTACGTGACATCCACTCAGCCATGATCTGACGCCAGTTAGGAGGCGACACGACAGCCTGCTTGACCAGACGCTCTAGCGCACCCGATAGCTTGCCAGCCTGCTTTGCAGCAGCCTGAGCCTGCATAACAAGGGGCTTCCATTTGCTCTGAACCTGCCCTTCAGAGGCGTCAGCCTCCTGCATGGCGTCCATCTGGTCGTGGCTAGGGGTGGACTGACCCTGCCCCTGACCCTCGTTTGACTCAAGCAAGTTGTATATAACCTCAACCACACCCTGACCCTTGGCGAATAGCGCGGGGTCAGTGATGCCACACTCAGGCATACGACCGATATTGTCCTGCTTGAGATAGTGGTTAACAACTATATCACAGGCGATATTCCAACGCTTAGGCTCCCGGCCTGTCATGCGTCCGATATGGTCAAGCATGGGGTGCATGCACTCATGCGCGACTAGGAACAACATCTCGTCCTTAGTGAGGGACGCGACGAACTCCGGGTGATAGCTGACAGTCATGCCATCAACGCACGCAGTAGGCGGGTTAATAGTGTCGTCCAGCACGTGCTCCATGCCAAAGGAAAGCACCCCAAAGAAGGGGTGCTCCAGTGTCAGGACACTACGTGTGCGGCTTATGAGTGTGTCAAACTCGGACTGAGTGATACGCTTGGGCTTCCTGCTAGTCATTACACGCCTCCCATGAAAGTAGCCATCGCGTCCATGATAGACTGCGCTTCAGTCTTAGTGCGCTCGCGGAATAGTGGGTCGGCCTTGAGCGCGTCAGTCTCAACTGTGCCCAACGAGTCAGCCACACGCTGGCGCATGGCCTCAAGGTCAGGGTCGTTGGTAATATTAAGCCGGGGCAGTAGCTCACATATCTCACGTATGTTTTCTATAGTGCTCTCGTGCAGCCGCGCCTTGCCCCTGCCCTCAACGTCCGCTGTGTCGTCGATGGCCTGCAGCTTGTCAGCCATGTGCTTGACCCGGTCATAGAGCCGTTGCCAGACCTCACGCATGGCGTCCCTCATGCTGGCCTCAGTACGTGCGACAACGTCAGCCTTAATCTGTGCAAGCTCAGCATCGCCAAGCTGCACCCTGAAGTCATCGGTAGGAACCGGACCCATCTCCACAGAGCACGCAAACTTACCCCGCAGTGTGTCCACGTCAGGGTAATCGTCCTCCTTGTAGAGCCCGTTAGGCAGGAAGAGTTTAGCCTCCTCCTTGAGGCGGGGATAAGCAGACAGGAAGCGCTCGACAGCAGCCTCCCGCTCCGTAAGCATGCGCCTGAACGTAGCAGTAAACGCCAGATAATTGCCCACAGGAAGCAGTCTCGTGCCGTCGACTGAGCCCCACGCCATAGTGTTCTGGTAGACCATCTGGCGGATGGCGGACGTCATAGCGTGCACGTCTTCGAGGTAACCTGTAGCGGGCAGCAGCGACTTGTTGAACCGGCCAACGCTCGTGTCAGCTGCATGCTGACTGGCGACCTGCTTGGTCACCTGCTTATCGTGCTTACGTCCAGCCCACTGGCTGATCTTAAGCGTCACAAGCAACGCCCTGTCATTGAGTTTCATAGGTATCTCCACTCTGTTAAATGTGTGTATCAGAACATGACCGACTGGTTCTTCATGAAGAACTCAGGCAGGCCGGGGAAGGACGCAGCCTTGAGATCACTGCGCTTAAGCATGCTGGATACAGCAATGACGCCGAACTCAGCACGACCCATCGACGCAAAGCGCGTCACGTAACGCAGCACAGCCGAAGCCATAACCTGCGCGTCAGGGAGGGTCGGAGCCTTGACCACACGGTGAGCAAGCGCACCCGTAAGGGCGTAGAGCGTAGCCGTGTCAGTGGGGATAGGCGAGTTGTCAGGGTCCTTGAGGATAACGTCCGGGCTAGTCAGGCTCCTAGCGATACGCAGGAACCCCACGAACTCAGCCGCAGCGCCATCGCCTACAGCGCCGCAGAACAACTCGTGCTCAGCATCGTCAGGCACTACGCCGATAAGAGGCGCAACGCCCTCAGCCCATGACCTAGGGGTAGGCGAGGCGGGCTTGTCAGGGTCAAAGGCATGCAGCAGATCCGGCCTGAACCGCAGGAAACTCACAACGTAAGGGTGCACCCCAGCACCCTCAGCATAGGCGATCCAGTCCTTGAGGCTCGTCTCGAAGTTGACCACAGACTCGCGGTTACGCAGGTGGCTGAGCACACGGCCAGCACCCGCCCTGTCCGACTGCCTGTTACCCGTAGAGACCACCTGCCAGCCGGGCTTAAGCATGACGCCATGCAGCGTCCTAGCCTGAATGATATTGGCCAGAACCTTCTGGATGTCAGCGCTCGCTTGGTTACGGTCGTCGAAGCACAGTATGCCACGCTCAGGGATATCCGTGCGGTGTATAGCAGGGAACCACTCGAACAGGCGGTAGGCGATAGTCTCACCCTTGTTAAGCATGTCCGGTATGCCGAAGTCATCGACAGTCTTGGTCGGCAGGTGGACCTCACTGTACCCAAACGCCTGCGTCTGGCCCGTGTAGACCGTGATCGAACCGACCATGTGCTCGTCAGGGTGAACGCTGTCGTTAGTGCACCCCGCCATAAGGCGCGCAGTCTGACGCACCACGCTGGTTTTGCCACCACCGGGTGGCCCTTCGATGCACAGTGAGCGATTAATTTTATGCAGAGCCTGAAGGGTCTGCGAGAGAAGTGAAGCATGCATAGTTGTTATCTCCTTCATTATGTCCAGAGTGTATCGAACAGGGCGGCAGTCAGGCCGTGCGGCCTGAGCGCCAGCGTTTATGGTCCGGTCCAAGGCTGACGACAGCCTTCTCGCCAGTGACAGCGCGGTTAAGCGCGTCCCTCTGACGCTTGGCCTCGTCCTTGGAATTGAAGTAAACATACTCCCCATTAGCCGTGCGATAGGCGCGACCAGAGGCGTAGCGCAGCATATAGAGCCGCATAGGTTCTCCTTACTGTATGGATGTTAACTGAACTCGTCAGGTGGCGCATAACGCCACGACCATCGGGGCCGAAGCCCCTAGGTTTCGTTCTTTAATATTAGTCGGCGTAGGCGGCCCAGTTTTCCTTGCGCGATATATACTGCAATTCTTCGTCGGTCATTTTTGAAAGTAACTCTTCCAGTTTCGCATACACCGCATCAATGTGCGTGATATATAGCTCCTCGAGAACAGGATCGTCTTCATAAGCGTATACAATCCAGAAAGCATCGGCTTTTGCATGTAGTTTTTCATACTCAGCTATCGCGTCCGTATTCACAGCGTCCTCCTAAAACGTAGGGCCAGAGTAGGCGAAAGCGGCCTTGGCAGTCCTGAACCTGCGCCCATAAGAGCGCGGCTGACGACGGCCCTTACGGTCAGCCTCCTCACACTGCTGGTTGAATACACGCAGGCTATAGTCCATAGTCCGCGCTACGGAGACAGCTTCGTCCAGAGTATAGGCGTACTCAGGGGGAGACGGAGCGATGCTGTTAGCAGGCGCGATATAGGCCACGGCGAAGCCGCCTTCGGCCAAGGGTGTAATAGACACGTTGGGCGTAACCCTTACAGGGTCGATGCCATGACGCATAACGAACGATAAGTTAGACATAGGAACCTCCTGCCATAGGGCATTCACTGGTTAATGTTAAGTTCTATAAGAACTTAAATCTGGACGCAATTCGCCCCGACCCCAAGATGCTGCCACAGACCGGGACAGGATGCAATGTGGCAGAATGTCGCACCCCGGGAATGTAAAGTTTATTTCTTGATAACTGTACATAAGCGCCACAGGCTAGCGTCATGTGTTAAGCGTAGCGTGTAAAGGGGACGGGAGGTAAGTTTACAACTTAACATTACATTGAAACAATTATCACTTTACAGTCTCAAACGACTGTATAAAACGCGTTTACATGCAGTGTTGTTGCATGTAACACGAAAAAATATAGGGACAAAACCAGAACATACCGAATTAATTCGCTTAACTTTACATATAATCTAGGGGACGAGGCAAAAATATCGTGACGAGGTAACTTTAATAGATCAAAAAAGTGATGTGGAATCAATGGGTTATGGCCAACAATCTAAATAAGGTAGGTTTTTTGAGATAATGTGGGGGTCAGAGGCCATGGGGGTGGGATTAGGGGGTATAGCCCCTGTAAAGTGTAGGGGAATTCGCAAAAATGGTATGAACCTTAGTAAAAAATCGTACCTTTTTTACCTTATTTATATTATATTATTAACTTAACTATATATATAGCCTTGGTTTTCCTCAGCTTTCCGTGGATCTTTACATTAATCGTGTAAAGTCTACGATCTAAATTAAAGTTATGGCGTAAAGCCCCGAGATAGATTAAAGTTAGGCGAAATAGATTAAAGTTTCTAGGGCTATAACTTTACATACTTTACACTATACTATATACTTTACATTAGTACGAGTTACGCGCACGTTAGTCGCGAGCTATAACCCCCCGGCCCTGTGGTACAACTACAAAAACACAAACAAAAAAAGACCCCGGTTTCCCGGGGCCTTGAGTCTTGGTGGTTCAGAGTTTCATCCGGCGCTCTTCGAACAGCCAGTCGGCGATGCCGACCCGTGGCCGCTTGCGTGCGCGCCATGTCCGTTGGACCTGAATCTTCAGGTCCTCCTTCCTCGCCTGCCTGACAGCGCTTTCGGCTGCTTTCTGGTCCTGATAGTAACTCCAGCGATGCCAGACCGTAGGGGAGTCGGGGTAGGAATATTCCACTTGGTAATCCATTTGGTTCTCCTTTTTTGTGAAGGGCGGACCCGGGAGGTTATCCCGGATCCGCTTAGTCTTCAGGCTAGGTTAGAAGGTCACCTTCGGCTCGGCCTTAGGCTTGGCTTCAGGGTCTTTCCTCGGGGCCGCTTTGATGAACCCGATTGACCCGGTCCCGTCCGCTTTCAGCCCTTTCAGGCTGACGTTGATCGGGAAACCAACCCGTGGCTCGACCAGAGCGCGGAAGAGGTTTTTGACCTCTGTCTCCATCGCTATGAGCTGAGCCGCCTTGAGAAGGGCCATCTGGCCCTTTTCTGAGGCGAACGATTCCGCTGGA